CCCCCCCCCTGCAAACAAATCGACAAAGGTATCAATATTTGTAGGAAACAGCTCTAGGAGCTGTGGGAGGAGCTTATATTTTCCACCTGTATAATTAAGTGGGCTCTTGATAAACTCCATAAATAAAACCTCCTTTTGTCTTTGATCGATCCTAATCACAAAAGGAGGCTATTTTTAGATATTAAATTTTAGAGGCTTTTTCCTCCTGCTCTAAAAAGCTCATCATATAAGCATCTTGCTTTCTCTCTTTTCTCTGCTGGATATTAAACAGGATCCACCTCACTAAGCGGTTATGCCTACAGCTATCCTCTGGATTAAGCCCTGCTCCACAATCCTCTACAGGGCATCCATCATCACTCCAATAGGGAATATATGAGCTATAATAAGGGCATTTCTCACAATCATTAAGCATCTACTCATCCTCCTCCAGATAATCAGTATTGAGGCTTTCCCCATACCAAACATCGGAGATCTCTGCATCCACGCTCATAGGGAGGTTAATTAAACTGTGCCCTACTTTTTTCATAGTTTCAGTAAGGAGATCTGCACCCTCCTTAATATGCTCCTCTGGTACCTCCATAATAAGCTCATCGTGTACAGTAATAAGCATATGGCAATCCAGCTCTTTATATCTAGGATCCCTGTAAATAGCTATCATAGCTAACTTCATAATATCGGCACTAGAGCCCTGTATTACAGCATTTAAGCTCTGCCTGTGAGCCTCTTGATAGCGGTAATCATCGTGATCTGGTATCTGCATATCTGGGAGCCTACGCTTTCTACCACAGATAGTAGTAACATACCCATACTCCTCCGCCATTTTCTCAACTTTGAGGCGGATCTGCTGGATCTTAGGGAAACTCTTGTAAAAATCATCTATAAGCTGTTGAGCCCAATCTGCACTCTTATCAAACTGCTCCCCAATAGCCTTAGCTCCTCTTTCATACATAATACCTAAGAGTACACTTTTCATAGTAGTACGCCTGTGCTTACCCTCTGCATTTACGGTACCATCTGGATAAAACTCTCTACAATCCTCATAAGGTACCCCATACACCTTAGATCCCATAATGGCATACAGATCCTTACCGTGTATATAGGCATCCTGCATAGCCTCATCTCCAGAGATAAAAGAGAGTACTCGTGGCTCAATCTGGCTAAAATCTCCACCTACCAGCTTATACCCATCTCTGGCTCTAAAAATCTTACGGATCCTCTTTTCGTGGCTAGGGATATTCTGGAGGTTAATTTTAGTAACCTTATCGCTGGAGGAAAATCTACCAGTTTTAGCTCCGTACTGGTTAAATGTAGTGTGTACTGCATTTGTTTTCTCACACTTTACCGCTGGGATCTTATCAATGTATGTACCTAAGAGCTTACCACATTCCTTATATCTCTGGTAATTATCCAGAAACTCTATAAACTCCTGCCCCTTTTTGGTACCAGCCTTTTTAGCCTTGTTTCTGTGGAGCTGGATGATCTTATCCCCAGTACCTCTAGGCTCTTTTCTGGATACACTCTTAAGCTGGAATACATCATAAAACAAACAAGCTACCTGCTGAGGGCTGTTATAGTTAATCTTTTTGGTACCCTTTGTAAGCCTCATAAGAGTAGCGTTTTCCTCTATGTACTTATCAAACTTAGCTACATAAGCATCACAGAGAGCCTCTTTCTCCTCCATCTCCTTATTAAACTCTACAGAGAGCTCCTTAGCGTAATCCTCACGAATAGCCACGCCTCTAAGCTCCATATCCATACAAACATCTATAAGAGGCATCTCTACCTCACGGAAAACATAATAGAGCTTTCTAAAATCTGCTCTGGTATGATCCTCTCTTAAAAACTGCTTTTGAAACTGATATACCGCCCAAGTTTTGAAACCATCATTAGCACCATAGATAGCGAAAATATCAATAGGAATATAGTTACAGGGAATATCCTCAAACAGATCCCCAAAGTCCTCGTCAGATCCCTCTCCATTGAGGATATATTTGTTATACAGAGGCTTTAATCCGTGCTTTTCATTTTCATTAAGCACTTGTGCCCCTATCTGTGTATCCCACCATACATTAGCGATCCTCTGCCCCCAGTTAAAGGTAAGCATCTTATCATCAAATTTTATATTATGGTTAATACACTTAAGATCCCCATTTGCTAAGTAAGGGAGCATTATCTCCTTTACCTGCTCCTCCGTCATTTGATCGGCTACTCTTACATTCTGGAGATCTGTATGGTTAAAAGGTACATAGGCACTAGGTAGATCTGGATTATACAAACAAATACCTACCAGAATATCATTATAAACATCCAGCCCAGTACTCTCTACATCCAGTACATACTCTCCATACCCATTTACATAGGTATCCATAAACTCCTTAAGCCTCTCTGGAGTACGGATAATCTCATACTCTCCCTCAGCGTGTAACCTGCCACTAGCTACCAACTCACTAATAACAGCCAGCCCTTTAGCAAGGGTATTCTGGTTACGCTTTAAGGAAATATTACATACTTTCTTATGTGTAAGGCGCGAGCTAATATCATCCATCCCCACACTCTCCCTACTCATATTAAGATTTATAGTATCTCTACTCATAATCCTTTACCTCCTGTTATAAAAATAGAGGGAGGCTAGTTTACTCCTGCCTCCCCCTTAAGTAATCTTGCTTTAGAAAACTCTGCTAGCACTAGAGCCTCCAGAGCTCTCCTCACTATCTCCGCCCTTTTTAAGCTGGAGCCTACCCTCAATAGCCTTAATCTGATCCTCTTTATTCAGATCCAGAATGAGGGAGCCTACAAGATTTTGAGGCTCTGGGATCTCTCTCTCACTCTTATCCTTAGGGAAATACTGGTACACAGTCTTAAGAGATCCTTTAGCTCCGCTACGCTTAATCTTAATATCACGCTGAGTAAGATCTCCATACTCCCCAGCTAAGCCGATCATAGCCTTAATATCTGTCAAACCACGCTCCCAGAGCTGTACCTGCTTATCCTTGTCCTTTTCGTCAAGATTAAGCATCTGTAGAAACATCCTAAGCTGTGGCTTATTACCACTCTTACAGAGCTCACAGCCCTCTCCCTTACAAAGTACGGTACGATCTCTACCAGATCCATCTACATCCAGCTTATGTACCTCATAGATAGGGAAATCATACTTAGGCTCCTGTGTGCCCTCCTCTACACCAACCTCTCCACGATGGAGGAGGCGTACCGTTGCGGTATCCCCATCATCCTTAAGCTGAAACCAGCCAGTTTTAGTAAAACCTCCGTTATCGTACTTGTTTAACAAATCCTGCAATCCCATAATGATTTAATCCTCCTGTTTTTCCTTTATATTTTTTTTTGGTTATTATGGTTTCTTTCAAAGCATCATAGCCTTAACTGCTCCTACCATAGAGCTAATGGCAAAACGCTTACCTACAGATCTACCAATCACTACATCAGCATTACGCTCATCCTTTTTGATAAGCACCACAGCCTCTCCTCTAAGGATGGCTAACAGCGTTTTTACACTTCTCATATATAAGCACCGCCTCCTTTTTCGTTATGATTAACTTAATCAGATACAACGGTTTTATTTAGAGAGAATATCCTGCTAAAACAAACTTTTTTCTTATGCTCTTGAAATAGTAGTTAGCTGTTGCTGGAGTGCATCCCAGAGCCTTAGCTACCTCTCCCTTTGTGCCCCCATCCATAAGTACTGTTACCGCTACCTGCTCCTTTTCGTTTAAGTGCAAGGATCTAATGAGATCTTGAAACTCAAAAGCCTTTACATCCTCGCACTCCACAGTAAAATAGCTATCCATCTCACATCCGCCCTCTTTGTTTATCTCTGTGAGTGCCTCATAAGAAATAGGAGCGGATCCTGTGTAGCGTTTCTGCCTCGTAGCCTCGTTATAGAGGCGGTTTAAGTTCTGGCGTACATACGCCTTAAGGAGAGTAATAAACGCTAAGCCTCTACTCTCATCAAAATCATCCACAGCCTTTAACATCGGTATGTAACTCTCTGCTATGAGATCCTCCAGCTCACTATGAGGGATAGTAGCCAGATAAGGCTCTACCAGCATCCTAAGTAAAGGCGTGTTTTTCTTGATAAGCTCTCCTAAGTACATCTCATTTCCGCTATCCTTGTAATTCCTAACTAACTGCTCATTTGATAATCCTGTATTCATCCTGTATTCCTCCTTTAATATCCTGTGAGATAATCTTTCCAGCTATCTCCGTACTGCTTTACCAGATCGTTAATGTCCTTAAGATCTGTGTGCCATTGTAAATTAGTAAACCTAAACCCCTTAGGTATCAGTAAACGCTTGAGCTGGGAGGCTCCTTTTCTCCCTGCCTCATCGTTATCTGTAGCAAGTACAAACCTCCTAAAGGGAGATCTCTCTAACTCTCTACATTGATCCTCCGATATGTGAGAGCCCATAAGTGCTATTGCTAAGCCTCCATAAGCTACAATGCTAAGAGCATCTATCTCACTCTCAGTAATCCATACCTCGCTATCTGGAGTGAGTACCCTCTCCGTGAAACTACCGTTACAGAGTTCCCACAAGCCAAATATCTTAGAGCTTTTATCAATATCCTTAGCGTTATAGAAATGCTTACCAGCTATGCTCCTGCCCTTATAAAAGGCTACTTTCCCATCCATTCCCCTTACAGGGAAAAGTACGGTATTATCCTCTGGATCAAAGCCCAGCTTGTACGCCTCCATTACCCAGTAAGGGAGCTTTCTTTTCCGTAGGTACTCACAAGCTCCCTCACTACTGAGTAGTGCTTTATGGTACTTATCTACCAGCTCCTCATCCATTGAGGAGGTTTTGTGGGCTTGTCCTCTGTAGAGGTTAAGCTCCATAGGCTCCCTCTCCGCTGTAGAGTAGTTATATCTACCTACCAGCCACTTATAGCCAGCTAAGGGGTTACTAAGCCCCAGCATATCCGCTACAAACTGTGGGAGATCTGCTGTATATCCACAGGTAAAACAATGTACGGTACCTGCCTCGTAGTGCTTTCCGTTTACCGTCTTTTCCTGCTTACTAATACCGCAAGAGGGATTATGTTCTTTACCTCCTCCGTGAAAAGGGCAAGTAACCATAAGATCCGATCCAGTATCATTTACCTCTCTTAGTAGCCCTGTACCGTAGAGCTGGAGCTTAATATCTTTAACTATCTGCTCTACGGTAGCTACTATAGGCATCCTCCATACCGTTATCATTTCTTGCTTTTCTTAGGAGCTGTCATTTTAAGCATTACAACCTCTTGCACCTTAAGGCACTCTGCAAGTACATCCTGCGGAAGTGTTCCAGCCTCTACAGCCTTAAGAGTAGCCTCCTCATCCACAGCCTCTACCGTTTTGATACAATCGGTTAAACCTCTGGTATGGAGCTCCTCTAAGAGCTTAGGCTCCTCAATACTCTTACGCTCCTGCACAATACGCTCAAAGCGGTATCCTGCCTCATCGGTAAAATCTTTCTCTCCAGCCTCCGCCATAGCATCCTTAAGGAGTGCCTTATACTTTTCCTCCTCTTTCTTTGCCTGTTCAAAGGCTAACTTTCTGGCTTTATAAGCCTCTCGTAACTCCGCTAAATTCATAGCTTGTACCTCCTTTTGAGTTTTGTTAAAATATATCCTTTTCTGTTTTTAGTTTTGCCAAACAGAAATTGATAAGCAAAAAATATTACAGCTCCCTCTAAAAGGGCTGTATCAAACACTCCTCCTATATTATACTTCTGTTAAACAGAAATGTCAATAGAAATATGTAAGTTTTTCAGAAATATTTTTCTGTCTCTCTTGCTTTTTTCTCCGTTTTACTGTATAATATAAGTACACCCTTACAGGAGGGAGGTGATTAAAGATGGGCGATACTCCACAAGAGGTATTTTCTAAAGCTCTTAGGTACTACCTAAACCTTTACGGAAAAACCCAACAAGATCTCACTAAGGATCTTAAAATCAGCTCCTCAACGCTCTCACAATGGGTAAACGGTAAGATGTTCCCTAGAATGGATAAGGTAGAAATGCTGGCTAACTACTTCCACATTACCACTACGGATCTCCTCACAGATCCAGTAACCAGATCCACATCTGCATCCTCCGATCCTATTGTGATAGCTAAGCTGGTAGAGAGTAACACAGAGCTCTATGAGCTACTAAAACTCTCAATACAGCTAGAAAATGCTGATATACGCCTACTGCAAGGGGTAGCTCAAAGATTACTAGAGCTACATACTAAGGAGCTTTAAGCTCCCACAGGGGAGCCCAGTATTACGGTACTGGGCTCTTTCTCTTTGTCCTAAAACTCTATAGTAATCTTTGAGGCTCCATCTGCCTTAAGAGTATCTACCAAATTGCGGTACCTGTTTCCAGATCTCTTTACAGCCTCCAACTCCTCCTCTGCACGATAAGCAATCTCTTTATACTTAGCTATTTCCGCTGTTGCCACTCGTAATTTATCACTAAGATCCTTAACCTTATCCTCCGCCTTTGCAAAATTCTCCATCCTATCTACATAGTGGTTAGTATCTCCCACCATTTCTCCTACAGGTATATTAAGATAGTTACATACCGTAAGGAGAGTATCTATAGAGGGCTCGTGAGCTCCTCTAATCCATCCACTTACTGTAGTAGGCGGTACTCCAATAGCACTAGCAAAATCTACCTGCTTAATGGATAATACAGAAAGTGCCCTGTGCAAATTCTTAGAAAACATACTCATAGCGTTACACCTGTTTCCTTTACACGATCCTTAAGAGGCGTTTTATTTCCCTCTCTGGTAAAATCAATATAGGCAAGAGGAATACCATAAACCTCACTTATACGCTGGGCTTTCTCCATATTAGGAGCTGTACGCCCACTCTCCCAGCTTACCAGCGTTTTCTCATTGATACCGATAAGCTCACTAGCCTCTTTCTGTGTGTATCCGTTCTGCACCCTGCAAGCTGAGAGCCTCCATTTCATCTCAAAGATATTCATACTATTAGCCCTCTCTTTCTGCCTTAAATCTTTCCAGAGCCTCCGCTGTTACAAACTTTTTAACCGTAGGTACCAATACCTCACGCTCTACAGCCTCCAGCTTACCGCTCTGGATATTACGATACACAGATCTCTCACTCATCCCAAGCATTTCTACTACCTCTGCTACTGTGTACGCTTTTTCCTCCTCTGGCTCCACAGGAGGATCCTCTACTACAGGCTCTCCTAAATTACCTTTATACCAGAGCCTAAACTCATCTCCAGCCTTGCCAATCATACGCCCAGCCAAAAGCTCACAGCCAAGATAAGTAACCTTATAAGTAGCCTTACGCCCCTCTCCCTCTAAGATAAAATACTTAGGAGCATCCTCTCCTAACTGCTCACAGTATTTACGGATAGCTCTAAGTAGATTATCGTGCCTCTTTCCAAGAACATCCGATACATCTTTACTACTAAAGAATTTCTCCATAATAAAATTACCTCCATTTCTTGTACAGTTACTTAACCTAATAAGAAATGGGGGTAATTTTTAGAGAGTTTTTTTATAAAATTTGTTTCGTTTTCAAATTGTACACAGAGAGCCTCTCATTAGTAGGGTTAATCTGTGTTTTAGTATCTACTACTACCTTATGCTCCATCCCTATACCAATCATAGTAGCTACTATATCCATTTGCTCCTCACTAGCAAATAATACAGGGAATAGATCGCCCTCCTCTGTGAGGTACATAGGTACCAGCCTACCTTTAGGGAGCCCCTCCCCATATTCTACATTAAAAGCCATAATCTTTATTACCTCCCTTATCTGTGCCATCCGTGCTCTCTGCCTCTGGATTATCCTCTTTTTTAATCAAAGGATCTAAGTAGCCTGTGTTAATATCCCAGATCATAAGCACCTCTTTATTATTCATACCGTATCTGTTTTTCTTGATAGATATTTTAAGTGTGCCATCAATCACACTAAGGGAGAGTACTCTAGTGGCATTTTGCCCTACGCCATCACTCTCCGCTAGATCGTGGAGCTCTGGGCTCTCTCCCTTTTTCCTATTCTTTACCGCCTCACGGTTAGCCTGTGCCATAAGGAGGATAGGCTTTTTAAGCTCCTTAGATACCAGAAAGAGATCTTCTGATATGTTGTTATAAGCAATTCTGGGAGTATCAGCTCTACGCTTATCACTCATAAGAGAGAGCTGATCCACTACGATCATATCTGCACCGTGTTTAATAGCTAAGCTCTTAAGCTCATCTGCATTAGGTTTACGCCCCTCAAAATCATCTGGAGTAACTACGATAAAACCGCTTTTCTGTGAGAGCTGGTTTATGTAATTCTCATAATCCTCTTGTAAGTACTTTCCTCCATCGGTACCCTTTTTATCTCCCAGAGTATGAGCACCGTTAAGGAGCCCCATATTAGAGAAATGCTTATTAAGAGTATCAAATCTAAAGCCTACCATCTCTCTACTCATTTCTCCAGAGTAAAAAAGGATCTTATATCCTAAATTCCAAGCTACTACTGCAAAATATTCTCCTATCCAAGTTTTACCCACATTAGTACGCCCAGTTACTACTACTAGCTCCTCTCCCCACATCCAGCCATTAGTAAGCTCATCCAGCTTATCAATACCAGTAGGGATACCGATTAAACCCTTAACCTCACATCTCTTTTTATACTCAGTTAAACGATCTTTAGCGTTAGATACAATATCGTACCCATCTTTATTCTTGCTTACAGGTACCTCTTTTTGGAGTGCCTCTAACTGATCCTTTATGTACTGGATAGCCTTAATACTATCCTCTCTCACTAGATCCGCTGTATTCTGGATGATAGGAGCCAACTTAGTATAAGTGTAAGCCTCTTTGAGCTTATATACTAAGTAATCTACACTCTCAGTAACCTCCAGCATTTGAAAATCTGTGTACTTGCCTAAGAAAGTGATCTTATCTGGCATCTGCTTATAAGTGTTATAGTGGTTAATGATAAACTCTATCTCATCCTTACAAGTAAGAAACATCTCCGCTATAACTCCGTTAGCGTGGAGGATCTCCAAATCTGGAGCATCTAACACTTTACAGATTAAACTCTGCTCTACTGTATTCATCATAATCTCCTATCTCCTCCAACCATTTCTATTACCTGTGAGGAGCCTACCACTCTACTAGCAATACGATCCCCCAGCTCCTCTTTAAGCTCCTCTGGAGAGAGATTACTTGTATAAATTGTGGCAAGATTATTAGATACTCTGGTATTGATAATGCTTACAACTCTCTCCCTTACCCAGTCTGTTACTCTCTCCGCCCCTATATCATCAATGATAAGGAGCTTACAGCTTTTTACCATTGTGAGTACCTGCTCAAAATCTGGATCTTTATCCTCGTAGTTATTTCTAAGATCCTCCAGAAAAGTAGGGAGGAATATGTAAAGCCCCTCATTTTCAAGCCCTGTATCAAAGGCTATTTTTCTAAAGTAGTGGCTCATTATCTTACAAGCCCAGCTTGTCTTACCGTTACCTGTGCTTTTACCCCAGATATACAGCCCCTCTCCAACCTCTACTTTTTCCAGCACTTTCTCCTTATACTCATTGAGTGCCTCAAAAGCTGGGAGCTCACTTTCCTTAGCCTCTAAGGTAATATTATATCTATACCCCTCTGGCATCCTACTCAAATTATATAAAGCCCTAAGCACTCTATAACCTCCGCAAAGATCGCTACAGGCTGATTTATCCTTTTGGCAATATGCCTCTGCAAAGCATTTCACTCTTGCCTACCTCCTTAACCTTGATAACTAATATAATCACACAAACCGAATACTTTTAGACAAAAAACAGGAGGGAGATAATCCCTCCTAACTTAATATGTTCTAACGGTATCTCCCTCTACAGGCTTACTAACCGCTGTAGCTGTTTTCTGCTTACCGTATTTTTTCAAGGGGTATAAGGCTTTCCAGCCATTATCTATACTTTGATCTACAATAGCTAAGGCTGTTACAGGATCCTCTCCAGCATTTTCTCTAAGCACCTTTGCAAACTCTGTTACTGTAGTAACCTTAGGAGTATAATTCTTTCCTCTGCAATACTTAATAAATTTCTCCAGAGCCTCTCTCACATACTTATTATCCTCTGCACTAAGGATCTCTGTATAAGATCTTTTTTTCTCTGGGAGAGCTTGCTCTCCCTCTACCGTAGGTAGAGGATCTTTCTTTTTTTCTTTATTTGTTTTATTAGTATTTATTTGTTGCGGATTTTCCGTAAACGGTTTTTCCGCTTGCGGATTTTCCGTAAACGGTACACGCTGTGGAGTTTCGTGTAAAATGTAATCCATATCCGAAAATTTACCACCAGATCTAAGGATAGTACGGACTAAATAGCCCTCTCTCTCCAACTCCTTTAGAGCCTCATTTATAGCATCTTTACCCTCTTTGAGTACCTTAGTAAGTCCTGCTACAGAGTAATCCCAATCATCTGGTAAGCTCCACATATAAGCATAGAGCCCCTTAGCCTTAAGAGTGAGGTTAGCGTTTTTGAGTACGCTGTTTGAGATAATGGTAAAATTATCTTTTTTGTTTAGCTTTATCTTACCCATCTCTTACACCTCTATATTTCTCTTGATACTATCTGGTACTACCGCTGTATATTTATTGTAAATTACACCGTTGATAGCTGTACTTTTCTTTCTTAAATGCCCCTTACAAACTAGGTCTTTAAGGGTATTGATAACTGTAGGGCGTGATACCCCTAGCCACTCACATAGATAGTTAATGCTCCCTGTAAACTCTTGATGAGATACTTGTGATACCCCATAAATAATAGCGTAAATGTTCAAAGCATTACCGCTTAATCCTAACTCCGATCTCATCCAGCCTTGTATTACATAATAATTTTTAGGGTTTATAGTGTTTTTGCTCATTTTATACCTCCAGATTAAGGAGAGAGGAGAAAAACACTCTCCCCCCCCCTGTAAGTATTTTATTCCATTTCAGAGATCACTTTTTCGATGTTATCACAAACCTCATCAAAAGCCTGTTTAATGATAGCCTCACGCTGTTTAGGATCTGTGCCTCCATCAATAGCAATACTCATACGCACAGTAGGCTTACACCAAATACCGCTCTTGTTTTGTACGCTCATCCCCAGCTCAATATCCATACCAGCTACTCTAGCTGTAAAATCACTCTTTGCCATCTTGTTTTTCCTCCAATTTTTTAAGATTATTTTCTCTCCGTTTTAGCCTCTTGTTTAGCTCTGGTACGGAGCACCCAAACTTTCTAGCAAGTACTTTTTTATAGAGTAGAGTGCCATCCTGCTTAGCTTTCGCCCTCTCCATTTTCCTCTTTATACTGCTCATTTTTGATCTCCTCCAACTCTGCTACACTATGGAAAACCTCCTCATCTGTTTCAATCTCCTCTACTACAGGATGAGGGTTAATGATTACAGTAACATCACAGCTATTACTCTCAAAGGCTGGGAGCCCAGAATTATAACCGTACTTACCGCTTGCTCTGGTACCTAGAGCTGTGGAGATAATCTCACTAAGCTCCTTACCATTTACAGAGATCCCATAACCGTTATCCCTTACCTGTGCATTTGCAAATTGAATTTTTAACATAATGCCTACCTCCTGTTTTATGTGATGCTTAACTTAATCTCATAGAGGTAAAAAATTTAGATAGGGAAAAATATTTTTACCTATTTCCTCACATTTGAGTACAAAAAAAAGAGGAGAGCTGTTAAGCCCTCCTCAAAATTAAGTACTATTTCTTTCTACGGTCTTTAGCTGGGAGATCTGCATAAGCCTTAATCTGTTCCAGATCTGCCTCTCTCCAGTATCTATACCCATTATCATCCCTCACAGAGGAGGGAATAACTCCAGCATCCTCCCATAAACGGATAGTCTGTGTAGATACCCCTACCAGATCCGCTACCTCTTTTCTGGTATAAACTCTTTCTTTAGTATCTGCATCTATAGTATAAACTTTCATTAAGCGTACCTCCTTTTTATATACCCCTAGTATAACATATTTTCCCTTACAGTTTCAACAGCTTATTAAGAATTGTTTTAATATCTGCCTTAGATCCTTTGCCATCTACTACTCTATCAAAAAGATCTTGATTTTCTAAGAGGTACTCCTCCACACCCTCATCTACAGATCCCTTAGCCACCATAGAGATAACATTTACAGTACCAGCGGTACCGATACGATGAGCACGATCCTCCGCCTGTGCATTTTCTCCACTATTCCAGAGTTTATCTATAAAGAATACATAGGAGGCTTTATTAAGGGTTAATCCTGTACCCATAGCCCCTATAGTACCTACAGCCAGCTTACAATTAGGATCATTTTGGAAACGCTCTACCTCTTTCTGTCTATCCTCTGGAGATACCTTACCCACAATATATACAGGGTTATACTCCTTTAACGCCTCATAATAGAGGCTGGCTATTTGCTCCCATTGAGAGAAAATAATAGCCTTATAACCGTTAGGGATAATCTCCTCAGAGAGCATATCCATAATACGCTCCAACTTAGGGTTATCCTCTGTAAACATACCTCCTGTAAGCTGTCTTAATCTAAGAGTACAGCTAAGCGGATTAACAGAGGCTAGGATATTCTCCATATCCTCTATAATACCATTTTTAATATCTCTATAGAGTACCTGCTGTTTCTTAGTAAGTTCTACATACTCTGTGGAGTGGATCTTAGGTGGTAGATCCAGTACCTCCTCTTTCTTTCTACGGAGCATAACTTTATTTAACTCAGCATTGAGGCTCTCTAGGTTTTTATGTCCTACTACTTTATAGCCTCCGTATCCTCCCATAACACAGTAGGCATTACGAAAACTGTAAAAGCTCCTCTTTTCAATCCCTAACCAAGTAAGGATATTCCATAGATCCTCTGCCTTATTCATAGGAGTACCAGATAAACCTATTTTAACAGGGCTCTTAAGCATCCTAAGAGCTTTCCCTTGCTGGCTGTTACCATTCTTAGCCTTATGGATCTCATCTACGATAATACAGCCTATATATCCATCCTTAATGCCTAAGTATATAGCATCCTGCACAGCCTCATTACGGAGGCTCTCAATATTGATAATAGCATAATACTCAGATCCTCTAAGCCACTCATTAAGAGCTTTTACTCTTAGAGGCATTGTTTTTTGATCCAGCATAACACTTTTTTCCTTAGAGTGGATCCTAATCTCTGCCTCCCAGTTATACTTAACGGAGTTTACACCGCATACGATAAGGCACTTACAGAGCTCCTTTTTTCTGGCTACGGTAATATCTATACTCTCCTTAGTTTTACCTAAGCCCTGCTCATCTCCTATAAGGAGCTCATCTCTCTCCAGCCCATAGTTAAATGCCTCTATCTGATGAGGGAGGGGAGTAGTGGTAAAAGGAAAATCTATAATAGGCTTTATGCCTTTTAATCTTTCCTGCGTAGCCTCTCTTTTATCCTTTATTTCCTTAGTTTTGAGGGCATCCATTACACCGCTGTTACTGGTAATGTTATGGCTCCCTAGCGTTTCTACCAGATTAGGGAGCTCATAAGAGGGGATCTCCCACGCTCTATCCTCTGGTAAGTATCTCCTTTCCGCCAGCTTTTTTATCTTAGCTACCGTAGTAGGATCGTACTTAAAAGAAACCTTAAAGGCATCCTCAAAATAGGTACCTTTATCCAGCTTTTCAACCGATACCATAAAAATATACCTCCTGTGATTTTGATACTTAACTTAATCACAGGAGGTATATAATTTTAGATACCCCATATATAAAAATTATGCTACTAACCTCACATAGAGATCTATTTTCTTATTCCAGTATTTATAGGAGCTTAGGTAATGGATATTTTCAGTATGTATCTTGCACCATTTCTCCCCAGATACATACTGAGTTTTATATACTACCATACCCTCACTAAATAGCGGTATCATAACCACTACTTTATCTGGGTAGATCTCTACGCTCTCTAAGTGTTCTAAGATAAAATCTATCTTAAGCTGGTTATTTTCATCCAGATAGGTAGCCACCTCTGCATCTATATTAGCCAGTACTCTATCTATCTCTGCAATATCCTCTATACTATTACGGTTAGCCAGCATTTCTTTTTTTATTTCTGTGATTTTAAGATCAATCGTTAATGCTTTTTTACTATATTCCTCTTTAGTGAGCACCCCATCTAAAAGGGCATCCAGTAACCGATCTTTGCGGAGCTCCTCTCTCTTTAGATCTGCCTCTGTAGAGCCTCCATTTGCCCTCTGGAGCTGTTTTTTAAGTGAGGTAAGCCAGTTTACCATATCCGCCTTAATAACCTCTGTATTAGCCTGTAATCGCTCTGATATGATACTCATAACCTTCATAAGAGCATTATAAGAGATATTTTCATTATCACAGCCTAACTCATTGATCTCTCCAGCCTTACCCAATACGCTATCTCTCTTTCTGGTTTTTCTGCCTTTAGTTTGCTTAGTACTGCATACCCAGTACTCCTCTTTAGAGGTTTTTTGTTTTCTCCAGTAAGGAGCTCCACATATTCCGCAAACTATTTTACCACTAAAGGAGTATCCGCTTACCTTTTTACCTCTGCCTCTGTGATCGGCTCCTACAGAGAGTACTCTCTCATCGTGGATCTTACAAATAAGATCCCACTCCTCCTCTGTTACGATAGGAGGGAGGGCACCCTTTACATATACCCACTCCTCCTCTGGGAGTTTAATTATCTGCTTACTCTCAAAATCGTGTTTTTCTTTATTGATAATCATAGTACCAACATTTTTACAATCGTACACAAACTTAGGTATATCCATAGGTTTCCACAGATTACCTACAGTATTACGGTATCCAGCCTTATTAAGCTCATCCGCTATCTGTGTGGAGCCTTTTCTAGCCATAATGCCCTCACACATAAGCCTCCTTACCTTAGCTTGATCTGGGTTAATATAGTATTTACCATCTTTCTTATCCCAGCCAAACACATTACCGCTACCCTGTAAATCAATCTCTAAGCCCTGTCTAGCTTTCTCAATACGGTTAGCGTGGTAATTATGGAGCTTTTTAGAGAGATTTCTGCTAAATTCCTCCGCTATGATAGCTCTAATACCTGTAATAAGTGCATCATCTGGAGAGTAAAACTTACCATCCAGATACATATACAGGAGCTTTCCTGTTTGCACTAAGCGATCTATAAAGAGGTACCAATCCTTAGTATTACGCTGGAGGCGATCTTGATCTTTAATCACAATAATATCAAACTTATCCTCCAGCATATCCTCATAGAGCCTCTGGTACTCATCTCTGCCTTTAACCATTGTACCAGTTTTACTCCGATCTATATACTCATCTACCTTTTTCCACTTATTTTTGAGGATTATATTTCTATTCTCCTCTATCTGGAGCTCTATAGCGTTTAACTGTTCCTCCTCCGCTGTAGATACTCTGGCATAAAATACCGCCCTTAATCCTATTGTTTCAAACAGATCCTTTACTTTCCTGTAAGCCATCCTGTAACTCTCCTTTATATTTTGCCTCTGTGGGCTCCTGTGAGCCTCATACAGCCTCTTTTAGCTCTCAAAGGTAGATTTACCCTACCTCAAAAACAAAGAGCTTAAAAAGGCTATATTTTCAGTTCCTATCTATTATACACCACCTATATAAAAAATACAATAGGAAACGCAAAAAAAAAATAAGGCTACCAGCTAAAAAGCCAGTAGCCTTACTTAGGAAAATAGGAAAACCTATAGGGAGCTTACTTTAACATCTGATTTACTTTATTCTGCACCTCAGAGTAATTATATCCAGCGGAGGTAAGGCGGTTTTTCCTATCCGCCCCATTACCCCACTCTCCTCTAATAACCTCCCTAGCAACCTCCTCAATAGATTTCTTTGTAGAGGTAGTAGAGGTATTAGCGGTAACATCTGCCTCATTTACCCAGCCATATACTGTAGAACCTTTACCTGCCACAGCCTTAAGATGATAAGGATGGGGCTTACCCTTACTAATAGCTGTAACCTTTGCTAAGCCAGCCTTACAGCCCTTAGCCACACCGCCCTTATAAGAGCTGGTATAGTGGAGGCATCCTGTAAACTTAACGGTATCTCCTACCTTAAATTTAAGGTTTTGAGTAGGAGTTTTCTGAGGCGGTTTAGTGGTACTTGCCTCTAATCTTTTATTAACCTCATCGGCTATCTCTCCGTGTTTGTTATAGAGATAAGTACCCGGACAACTCTTATTAGCGTAATCTCTATGTACTGTCATATTACAGCCATTTAGATGATTTACACGCTCATTTTTATTAGTAGACCAAACCAACTTTTTAATGCCATTTCTCTTACAAATATCTGTTACCAGATCAAGCAAAGCGGAATAAGCCTTTTGGTTTACCGCATAAGGCTCCTTAGTATCGCTGGCTACCTCAATAGTGATAGCTCTGTTATCATTGGAGGAGCTGGAAGTACACCAAGAGCGATCCTTTTCCTCTACATACATTCCAATCTTTCCATCAAGCCCGATACCGTAGTTAGAGCTTGCCTGTCTGGATGTAGGAGCAAAGATATTACCTAGTGTTTCTACTGTACACTGACCTACTACACAATGGATAGTAATAGTATCAATGGTATGATTTCTAGGGCTTGTCTTATTAGGTGAGATTTTCTTATAACTCACTAAAGGGCTATTACTCATTTTCGTTATCCTCCTTGTTATTTGATAATTCCTCAAGAGTTTCCTCTGTAATTTTTTCTCCCTCTTTCAGCTCAATATCCGATACAGGGGATAAAGTTTCTTTCTTACTCATTACAAAATCCTCCTTTACTTAAAAGGGAGCCCTCTAAGGAGCTCCCAGTAGTTCTTATTTCTTGATATTTTTGATCTGTTCGATCATCTGGATTACTTTATCATAGCCCAGCATAGCTCCTACCCACACCGCTACAGCCATAAGCACCATAGCAATAATATTAGACGTGGTAAAAGCAATGCCTAGAGTGATATACGCCATAGCGGTACCACCGATACCCACAATAGCCGATACAATAAGTACGATTACATTAGAGGAGTAAGTAATCTTTGATCCCTCAAAGAATTTCTTTACCGCCTCTGTGAGTAGGGAAACTGCCATAGCAAACACTACGATAAGTGCCAAAAACAGAGTAATAGTCATACTCTCTACCTCCTATTAGTAGTTTTGTGGCTCTATCTCCTGCTGGATAGCCTCCTCTAAGGCTCCATCTAGCTTAGTATCCATCATCCTATCTATCTTATCAATTTCCTCCATAATGAGGTTATACTCCTCCTCTGGGAGGCGATCCTTAAGCCTAATCTCCAGCCTTAAGCGGAGTAGTACAAAACGGATCTTAGCCTTAGATAGGTTTTCGATCTTAGCCTTATTGAGATAGAATACTATGGAGGCTCCAAAGATACCTCCAGTAGTTAAGATAATTTGTGTGGCGTAGCTGGAAATATCGTAGCCCTCTTTCATATCCGCTCTTACTAAGAAAAGGGATAAGATAAAGAGGGCTCCTGTTAATACCACCAGCTTTTTACTAAACTCCGTCTTACGCCTAGCGGAGCTTAGAGATACTTTGGATCGCCTCCTTTGGGTTTTGCCCTGTGCCATACCGTCACGCTCCTTAATTAAGCCCAAGCTGAATAGCAATATAACCTAAGATAATGGTTACAAGCCCTGCTACAAGTAGCCACTTGAATTTATCCCACTTATCTCCATTCTTACTCTCCAGCTTATTAAGCCTCTCAATGGTTTCATTAAGATCTCCACGCATATACTTAGTTTCTGTAGCCAGCTCCTTTATGGCTCCGATAAGGTTACTATTTTCCTTAATAGCCTCATCGTGATCATCCAGCCTCTTAGTATTGCTTTTGGATCTCTGCTCAACCTCTGTAAGCCTGTGCTCAATTTCTAAGATCTTTTCCTCCGTCACATCGCAAGCCCTCCTTTCTGTATGATAAAAGGGAGAGCTAAAGCCCTCCCAGCGTTACTCTGCCAGCTCTGGTACTTCAAGATCAATGAGGATCTGCTTAACCTGCTCTTTAATAACAGAGGGCACCTGTGAAAAAGTCTTTTTACCCTTAACAATGAGGGTAGCATAGATAACAGCCATCAACTGTACCTCCTTTCTAAAGAATAATTTTAGAATAAGAGTGCGGAGCATCACTCATTATCCTCAGCCAGAATAACCTCAACATCTGCTCTGAGTTTTTCTGGTACATCGTCAATAGTCTTAAGCCCTTTACGGATAAGATCAGCATATACTTTAGCCATAACTTTTTACCTCCCTTGATTAAAGCATCATCTCATACACTTCTGTAAGAGCGATCTGTAGATTAGTGGTTTCCTGCTCTAGCATAGCGTTTTTATCAGAGATTACCTTGATATACTCATCTTTTTCATAGATGATCTGCTCTGCAATCTCCCAGCCATCAAAGCCAGAGCTAGGATCCTCCTTAGTACCTGCATCGTGGACCTCTGTGATACCGTTATTAACGATTACGGTACTCTCATTGATTTCCACCGCCTGTACTTCCTCTGCTGTACTTCTTACCTTTACAAATTTCTGCATTACCTTTTACCTCCTTTAAGTAATATTCGTGCATATATTCTATGTTAGGCTCTATATACTTTTGAGATAGCCTCCAACTATCACACCACTTTAGCCAGCCCACATAGCTATTAAATGAGCACCAATCACTATAACTAGGGCTCACATTGTTTTCTCTTTTACTGGAGATGTCTAACATCTTACGCTTAAAGTTTTTACAAGTAGATTTCCTAAGTAGAGTGTACTCTCCGAAAAATCTATAGCCTACAAAATCAATACCACGCACTTTAGTAGGAAATACCTGCCAGTTATGCTTAAGCACCTGCTTTAGCTCTACCGCCATAAACTCATCTATCTCCCTTTTCAGCTTGTGTAATTCCTCTTTTGAGCCACCCAGTATAACCATATCATCCATATAACGAAAGTAATACTTGATCCCCTTAACCTCTTTCAGCCAGTGATCCAGCGGAGATAGATTAAAATTTCCGTCATACTGTGAAACATAGTTACCAATAGGAATACCTACACCCTCAATAAACTCCCTACCCTCTGTATCTATAACAACATTTACTAAGATACCAAGCCTCTCCAGTATCTCCACATTTTCCTCTGTATAAGGGCAAGTGCTGATACTGTCTATAATCTCATCCAGTAACCACAGGAGCTCCTCATCCTTAAAAAGCTCTCTGTATCTCTTTTTGAGCACATCGTGTATGATGCTAGGATAATACTTTCTAACATCCATTTTGAGGCAATACTTAGTACCCTCTGGATCACTCACTAAAATACTAGGTACCCAGAATTTCCTTACCACTTTCCCATCTTTCTTGATTACTTTTTCGTAACCTCTCAGCTTGTTTATGATAGGCTGGCTACCCCTCTTAGGAATAGCACTATAAGTATCTGCGGTCATAGTTTTTAGTAAATAAGGCTCTATTACCTGCAATATAGCCCATTGACATATACGATCTGGATAATAGGGTAGCTTATATATCTCCCTAATTTTACCGTTTTCCTTTTTCTCAAAGGTTTCATAGGGAGAGGTATTGTAGGTATGCTCTATAAGGCTGATCTGTAGTTTCTTTAGAGCTCCGTCTAAGTTTTTCTCTACTTGTTTAACCTCCTTATACCAACCTTTACCACGCCTAGCGTGTTTGTGGGTTGTTCTAAGATTATCCATATCGTAAATCTTAGAATATAAATCTCCAGTACCTTTCATAACCCACCTCGTAAAGTATTCTGTATGTGCGTATAAAGGGAGCCAGCTACCTACCGTAGCACCTCAGCTCTGTACTGTATTCCCTCACGAACATCAATTACAGAGGGTTTACCATTTCTGGCACATAGGCACCCTTTATACGATTTTTTACCTCTCTCCTCCACACAGAGGAGAGCGTATCTTTTGCCAAGAGGCACGGTAGCGGTTACTCACTTTTATAAAAAAGTGTCATTGGTATAACACCTGTAAGCTGATTTTTAATACGCACATATAGTAAGTGACTGCTGATATTCCGATTACGATTAGAGGAGGTATTATTCAAATTCAGATAAAAGCCACATTTAGAGCCATTATTCCATTTACCACCAAGTTTAGTAATTAAGAAACTATCTCACCGCTACCACTTAATAAGGGCATTGAAAAAGGAGCCTGTTACAGCTCCTCAATCTCCGCCCATATTAACATTTACAAATTACTTTACGCTGGTTTATGCAACTTTCGATTGAGGCACATACAGCAAGCGACCGCTGATATTCCGAGCACGAGCAGAGGAGGCATCCCTCAAATTCAGATAAAAGCCACACATAGAGCCAATATCCCAACTACCACCAAGCCGAGCAACCAAGAAACCATTGTAATTATGATTTTCCCAAACATAATCAGCAAAGGTATCACTACCGCTAGCCTCTGTAGGGATAAGGATCTCTGGATGATCTGGATCAATACCAAATGCACTAATATAACCTCCAGAATGAGTAGCCCAAGCATCCATACACTCATAGCCCTCTGTAGTGTTATCCACAGGAGTAGTACCGATTTTTGTAAGCCAGATAGAATTATCTCCCTTTGCAAGAATATTGATACAATCCAGCCAAGTCCAGATATTACCCCAGAGATTTTCCTCTCCACGATAAGTAACAGAGCACTTACCATCTGTGCCTCCGTCTGGAATACCAGAGCCATTACCGATACCAGAGGTAGCACCTGTAACCACAGCCATATTAGTAGATCCATCGTCTGTAAAATCACAAATACCCCTACCAACTTTACGCTGAGGATCAAGGCTTGCATACTCAACCATAAGGAGCCACTCTGTAACAGCCATAGCAAAAATGTTATGCAACTGCCATCCAGCACCACGATTAGTACAAAGTTTTCTAGTATTTGCTCTAGTCAAATTTTTGGAAAGTCCTGAGGCTGGTTTTGCGTTAGCGATACTAGAGAATAAATCTAACTCTACTTCCATAGGTAGAGTATCTAATAAATCATATTTTTGAGAGGCGTCACTCCATATACACCCCTCATACGCCGCAAGATAAATTTTATCCTGTGGGATACCGTAGTTATCGTAAAATGCTCTAGGCACTACAAAACCGCTCTTAGGAGTAGGACTGATATAAAATCTAGCCTTTACATACTGTTTACCCTTACCGCTAGTAGCGTTCTTAGCCTTTACAGGCACCGCCTTAACATAAAAGATAGGCTGTTCTACCATTGCCTGTACCTTAGTACCGCTAGGATACTCAGTATCTCCTACTGTGATAGCCTGTGTAGTAACTCCTGCCTCTGTGTAGCCTGTTTCTCCACGATAAGCAAGCACTACGCCCCCATCTGTAAGGATACAACGCTTACGCCCACCCCACGGATCCAATCCGTCAAAGTCTGCACCTGCGGTAAGATGTTCGTTACCTGCAATCCTTGTAATTTTCTTGCTAGAAAAGTCAACCTCTACTCCGTAGATGTTATCCTCCTCATAGCCTACAAAAGATCTTACATCGTCAATCTGGCTCTGCAAATCTATGATCTGTGCCACCGTTGCACTAGCTGTAGGATCCACCGTAACATTAACGCTGGAGGCGTTAGATACTGCGGTAACAAGATCCACCATAAGGCTAGATACTCCGATACCGTTAAAGGGAGGCATCCAATCCGCTGTAGCTACGCTTTCATCTGCTACGGAAATACTATAACAGATTTCTCCCTCCTGCGGATCCGTAGCATATAAGCCAATATTACGCACATAGTAACCAGCGTTAAGGTTAGTGTTAGAGAAACTAGCACTTACCTTTACATTACTGTCATTCTGGCGAATAACAGAGGCTACATCTGCGGTCTGCTTAATAGTACCAATCCCTGTTTTACTTGCAAGATCTCCAGTAAGGGTATTTTCGCTGGTTTTAATACTCGTAAAGTTAAACTTTGCAGTACCAGCTACCACCTTTGCTAAAAGAGCTTGCCCCTTTTTTGTGATTACTGCACTCTTAAAAGCACCCATTTTAGTAATCTCCTTTCCTAAAAATAGTTAAGATTGAATTGTAATTACCGTAGCTGTACTAACAGGAGTACCTACGATAGAATTACCGTTACTTGTAGCTTTACTATCCAGATCGTGAGTGATAAGGGTAGTATGAGCCATTCCAACTCCCATAGCTCCGTTGAGAGGAGCCTGTAGGCTATCTTTTATTCCTACATCGTGAGTTATAATGTGAGTACCTGCTCTAGCCATCCCAGCACCAACGGTAAGAGGCGTGGCTTTCTCTGTCTTTATGATATTTCTTAGGGTAAGTACCAGATTACAGGGGAGCATATCTAGTAATAGAGTAGTTACTGCATCAAAGGCTCCTCTCATACCTACCATAGTGGTAATATCTATACCGTACTCCTCATATTGAGGGATAATCTTAAAATTACCCTCTCCACAAATAGAGAGGAGCCTGTTATAAAGCTCCTCATCTGTGTACGGTACTTTATCATTCCACTTAACAAGTACATTAAATCGCCTTGCCTCCAGATCCTCTCCCTCATCTGGGAAAAGCCCCATCATTTTCTCAAATCGTGAGATACCGTACTCATCTGCTGTAGTGATAAAGAAATTACTAAGGGTACGATCACACGCCTCTAGGATATACCTTAGCTCTGGCTCCTCCGCCTTTGCTATTTCCTTAAGCTCTTTAATCTGCCTAAGTACTGGCATCCAATAACTAAGTAAATCTACCTCTTTAGCCATTCTCAACACCTCCCAGAATAGGTAAGTACTCCTGCTCTACAGGGAGATTATCAGATACTCCGTTAAGCTGGGTATCTGCAACATCCAGCACCGCCTCCAGATTAAGGATACGGTTTTCAATCTGAGAAATACGCACTACTACATTACCATTCTCCCAGCTTTGCCTTACCTCCAGAAAATACGCCTCCAGAGTTTCCTCTACCTGTGGCTTAATCTGGCTCCAGCTATACCCCTCATTAAGAGTAATTTTAGCCTTAACATTTACAGTAAGCTCATCTGGAGTAGTTACTGTTACGGTATGCCCTATAGGAGCGATACCTGCACCTGTACCCTGTGGAGGAGGATCTATCTGCTCCTGTACCCTTGCTACCAGAGTAGGCGTAGCTTTATTAAACTCACTATCTATAATAATGAGCTTGACGGTACCGCCACCATTCCACACAGGAATAACGATACAGCCACCAACACCATCCAGAGCCTTAGTTTTATCCTTGTAATCCTGTTTATTGCCTCCAAACGGATTACTCTCAAAAGAGTTAAGATAACGCTCTCTAAGGCTTTCTATGCTCTCCTCATCCTCCGCTGGGATAAGTAGCTCTACCAGCTCTCCCTCCAGATCCTTATCAATGTACTCAATAGAGGTAAGCTCTCCAAAGCTCTTATTACCAATCTCCCCAGCGGTTTCACATTCCATCTGGTAATAATAAAAGCCGTCCTCACTAGCCTCTATAAAGGCTACTGCCTCATAGTTAAGCTCATCGTGGCTAAATCTGGAGCCCAGAGGGATCTCCATATTAAACTTACCTTTGAGTACTGCCTGTGTAGCCTCGTAAGGGTTAATACCACGCTCTCTACAGCGTAATACCAGATACTCCCTAACATCTGCTGTATCAGCGTATCCGTTTCGGATAATGCTATCCAAAAGGATATAAATATTAGCGTGTTCTGCGGATACAGGAGCTATAGCGTTCATTACTAAGGAGCCCTCACGCTTATCTACATCTGTAGCCACCCTAGCTAGAGATCTATCTAGGATAATCTCGTATGTTTGATCCTCATACATTGATTTCCACCTCCTTACTGCCTACATCGGTAATCATTCTAAATTTGATATAGAGTACATCCTTGATCTGTGATACCTCCAGATCCTCAATACCTGTAATGTGCTCATTTTCAAATAAGCACTCCTCCATATATCTCCTGCACTCACTTCTTAGGTATTCCTCACTATAAGAGTTACCTATGAGATCGTAAACCTCATTACCGTAACCCCAGCTATAAATTACCCAACGGTATCTCCACGCCTTTAGAGCTAAGTAAGCCCAAACACAGAGAGCATCCACGCCCTCTACTATCCTGCCTGTAAGCCTGCCACTCTTAAAGTCTAACTCATACTCACGGATAGAGGAGGCTGTAACCTCTGGAGTGGCTAAAGCTATCTCCTCATTCGTGGCAAACGGAAATAAACTCATTTAAGCCTCCACCACCTTTACCAGTATTACATACTTGTTAGTATCCTGTAGTTTCATCACAGCCACCAGATCTCCCTTTTTCAACCCATCGGTAAAGGTTATCTGTTTCTGTGTAGTAGTTCTTGTATCTGGATCGTGATAGGCTCCGTTAGCATCCGTATAACCCCAGCCATCCTCTTGCCTAGTGTCAACGGTTACTCCAGATACATAAGGTACCTTGATCTGTCTGGTATAACCTGCTACCAGATAATCGGCTATATACAGATCCTCCGCATTTAGCACCAGATCATCAATCTTAACGCTATTTGCACTCTGCATTATGCCTAGCTGTAGGGTAGAGGGGTTATCCTTTTTTCCTTGCTCTCTCATCATTCCTAGCATTTCTGCAAAGTATTGATCGCTCTGCATAGAGCTACTGTTTTCATTGTTAGCCATACTAGATCTGTACCTCCTTTCTATTCTTATCTAAGATTTTCCAGCCCTTAGAGCTACCTCCATTTGAGGAGTAATAGTTAAAAGCATCGGAGTAGTTATTAAAACCACTTTTCTCCGTTCTCCAGTAGTTATTAACCACCTCAAACGGAGGATTACTCTTAGATCCGTAAGTAGGAGTATAGGTACCTGTGCTACCGCTATCTCCGCCCCCTCCAGTAGAGGTATCATCCTCTTTTTTCTGGGAGCTGTTATTTTCTTTAGTATCCATCATTTGCTTAAGTGTTACCGTTAAGCTCATAGTGGCTACTCCGTTATTCCAAGTGTGGGTATCGGCATCTATCCAAACCACACCGCTAAGCCCTGTAGAGCTATCTCTTACCACAGCCCCAGCTCCAGTAACAGCTCCATTACAATTTACACAATTAAGAGTAAAGGTTTTCTCTACCCCTACAAACATACTCTTAGCTGTAGTAGTAGGATCCTTACCCTCCTCTTTAGTGTAAACCTGCTGGAATATACCATACTTTTTAACGTCGGCATCGTTCTGTACTACTCCTGCTGGGTTTCCTTCGCCATCGTAGATACGCACCTTATTAACCATATTAGTAAGGGTTTCCTTGTATTGAGAGCTAGTAATATTACTATCCTCTGTGAGCTCAATCTCACAAACGATCTTACCCATCTCCTCTACATTGAGGGTACCCTTTTTAGCTGTTACTCTGTAACTTACTCCGTTCTTTTGGTAAGCCTGTGTATAGGCTTGCATAATGATCTCATATATACTCACATTTTGTACTATGAGCTTTTGAGAGAGCTCTGTGCTGGCTAAGGAGCCTATAGGGATCTCCATATCATTACACACCATTTTAGTAATCGTTTCTGCTGTCTTAGAGCTAAAGTTATATGTAGCCTTACTTTTGAGGGTATAGAAAAGGAGGTCATAGGCTACATAGGTTACTACACCCTGTACACTACTAGCCTCCCTTTCCGTTACAAACCCTCTAAAGAGCTCTGTTTTCCCATCATCCTCAAACAGGTAAACAGGATCCGCTAAATCAATGGTAAGAGGAGTAATATTATCATCCAGAGGAGCATTAACTACCTTAAGCTCTAACTTTCTGGCTACCTCTGTTCTGGAGCCCCCCCAGCTTATAGAGCTTACATACTCTGTAATGTTTGTGTTTTTATGTACCACTATCACTCTTTACCGCCTCCTTTAAGGGATCGTTAGTACCTGTCCTACATAGATGAGATTAGGGTTTTTGATTATACCCTTATTTGCATTGTATATCTTATTGTACTGAGCTCCATTACCGTAAAACCTTTTAGCTATATTCCAGAGGCAATCTCCTCTTTTAACTGTATAGGTTTTTCCAGAGCTACTAGATGGAGCCTTTGTTTCTCTGGTAGTAGGTTTAACCGTTGCTATAGTAACCGTAGCTTTTTTGGTTTTAATCTTTTTGTATTCCTTAAGGGCTAGGGTATAATAAATATCCCCTGTAGCATCCCTCTCTCCCCAAGTAAAGCTCTCTATAGTAGCCTCCATATTGAGTAGATCCGTGATAATTACCCTAACAGGCTTACCAGATTTTCTCCACTTCTCCAGAGTATTTACACAGGTAATAGGCTTTTGCCTACTAGAGTTAATACTAAAGTTATAGTCCTTAGCTGGGAAAAAGGAGCTAAGAGAGATTTCCCTTAGCCCTGTTTTTCCCATTAGGTTAATATCTCCTAGCTGGATTACATTAACCACCGTATTACGATGGGCTACAGTAACATTAAACTCAGTAGGCTTTACAGGGAGCTGTATAGCTCCGCTATTATCCTGCTTTATCCAAAATTCCATAATAACCCACCTCCTTACGGTACATTAGGTACCAGTTTACGGAATTTCTTAACCATATCCTCTACTACCTTATCCACATCTGCCTCTTTTTCGATAACTACGGTATCTGCAAGTTTCTCAATGTTTACGGTAGTACCTGCCTTACTTACTTCCTTTACCTCCTGTGGCTGTCCTGCACTTCCTATACTTCCTGCTTTCTCATCAGAGAGGTCATTATCCACAGGCTGTAGAGCATTGTTAAGCTGTACGCCTCTGGTACTCATACTCCTCTCATATTGATCCGCTTGATTTCGTGTAAGTACCTTTTCTCCTTGATGTAGGATAGCTGGGTAATTATCATAAGGTACACGATCCTTACCATACGCAAAGCCAAACCAGCCAGCGATAGTATCAATACCATTACCTACAAAATCAGCTACAGAGCTAATAGCATCTCCTACAATACTCAATCCGTTAGCTATTGCACTAAAAATAGGCTCCAGTATCCCCCACACCGTTTCAATGGTATTTTTGATGGCTGGGAAAACAGCCTCTACAACGCTCCAAAGAGCATTAAAGATACTCATAGCAAGGTCAATGATAGGGGAAATAATATCCCAAGCTACACTAAATACCTGTGCTACAATCTCTACCGCACTCTGGATAATAGGACTAACTACCTCGAAAACCTGTTGTAATACGCCCATTACAGGCACCACTACAGTATTGATTACCTCAGCTATCTTAGAGCCTACCTCCGTGAAAATCTGGGAGATAGTAGGCATCACAGATTGAATTACCCCAGCCACCACAGAGATCACATTTTGCACTATAGGTAGTGCTGTTTGGATCACATTAGCTAGAGCTTGTACAATAGGCATTACAGCATTAAGGGCTACAGAAATTACATTTGCTATAACAGGGAATACCTGAGAAACGATATTACCAAAAGTAGCTATGATATTCTGTATTACAGGGAAAAGCGTTTGTATCAGAGTACCCAGCGTAGTAAGAATAGGCTGGATAGCTGGGATTACCGTCTTAAATACCTGTGCTAGGCTTACTATTACCTGCTTAACCACAGGGATAGCCCCTTTCACAATATCGGCAAAACCCTCTATAAACCCTCCGCCATCTCCAAAGGCACTACTTAAAGCATCTTGTACAACTGGGAGTACCTCATTAAACATATCCCCGATCTGCCCCACTACTGGAGCCATCGTAGTAATTACATTTGTGATAACAGGTATTAACCCCTGCATCACACTCTTAGCGGTATCTATAGCTGTTTTAATGGCTGTACCTATACCGCTAAACGCTGGATCTACCAACTCTGCAAGCCCTGTAGGTAGAGCTGTTTTAAGCCCATTCTTTAGAGCTGTTACAATGGTACCGCCCAGCTCCTTAATCTTAGGAGCACCCTTTTCTATTGCAACTCCTATAGCATCTGGTAAGCTCTCAAAAATCCTACCAATCATAGGAATAGCATTATCAAAAAGGAACGTACTAGCGGTATCTACTAACTGCTCCATAGAGCCTGTAATATCTCCGCCCAGAGCCAGATTAGCTAAGAGGTTTTTAGCACTTGCTTTCATACTTGCAAAAGAGCCAGAGAAAGTAGAGCTTGCCTCCTTAGCGGTAGTACCAGTAACCCCTAGATTTTCCTGTATAGCGTGAATAGCATTATACACATCGGAGAGGTTACTTATATCGTAACTTACACCTGTGAGCTTAGTAGCATCTTTAAGGAGCCTATCCATCTCCTCTTTTGTACCACCATAACCCAGCTTAAGGTTATCCAGCATTGTATAGTTTTGCTTAGCAAAGCCTTGATAGGCGTTTTGTATGCTACTCATATCCGTACCGAATTTGTTAGCATTATCCGCCATATCAATAAGTGCCATATCCGCCACCTGTGCGGATCTAGCTGTATCTCCACCTAAGCTCTGTAACAGGGAGGCACTAAAGCTAGTAACCGTCTGCATATACTCATTAGCGGAAATACCTGCGGTTTTATAGGCTTGATCTGCATTAGCCATTACTACTCCAGCATCGGAGCCGAATAGCGTTTCTACACCGCCTATACTCTGCTCCATAGAGGCACCCTCACTTATAGATCCCCCTATAAGAGCTGTAGCACCTGCACCAGCGATACCCACCGCAATAGTTACGCCTTTCGCAAGTGTCTTTAACATATTACCGATCTTAGTAAGCCCTGCGGTAGCTCCATCCTTGATAGCCACCGTAGCCTTAGCTACTGTAGATCCTACACTCTTAAGCCCCTGTTTAATGCTGTTAAGCATCTTAGTAGCTCCATCCTTTAGAGCCACAAAAGGCTTAGCTACGGTTTTACCCACAGCTTTAAGAGTATCTTTGAGCTTATTTACTATAGGGCTTGCCTTATCTTTGAGGGTAATAAAGGGCTTAGCCACCGTTTTACCTACGGTTTTCAAGCCATCTCTTACCTTTTGGATAACCCTAGTAGCGGTATCTTTAGCTCTAATAATCGGCTGGGCTACAAATTTACCCACCGTCTTAAGTGCCACTCTAACCTTATTGATACCAGTAGTAGCTAGATCTTTGAGCTTAAGAGCTGGATACGCCACAGCCTTACCTAGCCAGCCTATAGTATTTTTAATCTTAGCTAAGCCTATGGAGGCTAGATCTCTAAGTTTTACTATAGGGGTATAAGTAGTAGCAATTTCCTTTAACCTGCGTGTAATCGCTCCTGCCACATCTGAGGCACGATCCTTAAGCCTTACGATAGGAGAGGCTACTCTCTTACCAAGCTCTAGGATTTTTTGGTTTATAGCATTTACCTTTTCAGTAGCCTTATCGTTTACCTCCGCTGTAGGCATAATTCTTACTCTACCTACAGTATTAAGCTCATTCCTAATACGCTGGAGGAGAGTAGTAGCACCATCCTCCACCTCAACACTAGGAGTAGCTGTGGTAGCGTTCACGCTGTCTAAGGTACCCTGTATAGTATCCAGCACCCCAGAGGCATTATCATTAACTCCCACCTCTGGAGTAACACTCATAGCCCCAGCCATATTAAGAGTATCTCTTACACTTTCGATAATGCCAGAGGCTCTATCATTTGCTGTAATAGTGGGGTTAGCTCTCTGGCTCCCCAGCCCTCTAATACTGGAGCTAGTTCTTTCTACCTGCTCTGTAAAGCTACGCTGTAATTTAAGGTTTTTCTGTAGAGTGGCGTACATATTATCTTTAAGACTTAATCTAGCCCCAAAATCTAGCATAGGTACGCACCTCCCCAAAAATTAGTTAATAACAGCTACAGGTATTACACCCTTACCCTCTGTGCCTTTAACAAGCTCATTATGTTCCTCAACCTCTTTTTCAAAAAAGGCTTGAATTACAGTAAGCTCTCCTCTAGGCATAGAGTAGAAAACGGATGGGCGAATCCTACCATTTTTCCAATAGTAGTACATCATCTGGGTAAGCCCATCCGTTTCTATTAGTTTTTTACTTCTTTAACAGATCCCTCTCCAAAACCAGAGAGGCTAGCAATCTCTCCATAGATACTAGCAATTTCTCCGCTAAGCAAGAGCTTACGCACCAGCTCCTTAGGAGTAGTAGCCTTAAACTTACTCATTAGATCCTTATTCTTAAACATAGGTTTACCGCTAGGATCCACAACGCCCTCCATAACTACAAGCACCTGTAAAAGGGAGATCTCAATATCTGCATCCTTACCCTTAACGGATACAGCCATATCCTGTACCTCCTCATAGCGATCTGGAGAAAGAGCCTGTACTGTGATTACAAACGGAGATCCAAACACACCGCTAAGGCGTGTAATTTCTACCTCCTTAGTAGGGAGCTTGATTTCTCCAATATCAGATCCAAGCAAGAGATCCAGTACATTAACCGCCTCTTTAGTTTCTACGGTTTCCTCAACCTGCTCATCTGTAATTTTCTTAACATTAGTAGCCATTTTATAGCCCTCCTTATAAATTTTCCTTGTAAAATGAAAAAACTGGGGAGATGATCTCACACCTCCCCAGTTAGCTCTTAAGCCAAATTTCCCTTATTATTGAGGAGTGATCTGATCCAAGTATTCATACCCTGTAAAGGTAAACGGAGCCTCCGTTTCAAGAGGCTTTTGAGCCTCCCAATCAAACAGAGTAAGATCATCAAACTGCACACCAGTAACAGATACTCTCTCTGCACCAAAGGCATCTGGATCCGCAAGTTTACTAATAATAGTAAATCTTACATCCTGCTTATTACGCACCAAATTAGCTACCTTAATAGCCATTCTGGAGTTTACCTTGTGCATAGTGAGAGATCCAGTACCCTTACAACCGACTACCTTATTATCTGTAAAAAAGGCTCCGCATTGTTTGATCTCCTCTTTTGTAAACTCTACCTTAGCCTGTGCCTTGTAACACTCGCCTACATAATCGCCATCAAGCCACACTTCGCCAAAGGTACCGTTGCAAATTCTTTTAGTTTCTACAGCCATCTCTCATACCTCCTTATTCCTTGTTAATGAAGATGTCAACATCCTCAATAGCATCCAGAATACTAATAGTACCCTTAAGGAAAACCTTAGAGCCTGTATTAGCCTCCTTGATAGCCTGCTCATCCATTTCGGAGGTATCTACACCGATACTTTCAAGATACTGTTTCTGCTTAGATACATTGATCTCTACAGTAGAGCTGTCTGCCTTAAGATAGCCTTTACCGCCCTCTGTAGCCTCCAAGCCTCTAAGGTATCCCTTAATAGCTGTGATGAGTAGACACTTGTTATCATAGCTATTAGAGTAGTTACCGATATAGCTACGGTTAATAGTGCTGTAAATATCGGTTTCAATGAGATCTTGAATAGCAAGGATCTTGATTTTCTTAAGATCCTCCGTATCCACCTCTGTAACAGTAGTAAGAGAGTTTACTCCTCGTGCAATCACGATACGCTCCCCATCATTGTATAGAGTAAGATAGCCAGCATCTACAGCTTGATCTACCTCATCATCCTCTGCTACAGGGATCATAGTAACCTCACTAAGAGGCTTAAATGTGCTGGATACACGGAGATCCAGCCCTGCAATCAAGCCAGCGATACGGCTACAGTACTCAGCCTCCGTAAACTTTGTATCCTCTACCTCGATCTTATCAGTAGCAGAGGAATTAACCACCTTAAAACTGATAACACCCTTTTCATCTGCCTTTACATTAGGCAAAATTGCTACAGGTCTGCGTACCGTATTAGCACGGATACCCTTAATCCAAGTAACAAAAGCCTCCGCCTCTGTACTAGAAATATCTGGGGCACCACAAAGGTAATTAACCTTTACCGCACCAAAGTACTTAAACGCCTCGCTGTAATTTTCTGCATCCTTAGGCAAGGTATAAATGATAACCTTACTAGGAGCACCCTTAAAAGCTCTCTCAATGTAGGCGGTATTTGCTGTGCTAAAAGCACTCTCTCCAGTAGGGATCTCATCAATCCCTCTAAGCATCATAGCACCATTGTTTTTATCGTCTTTGAGTACGATACCAACGATACCAAGAGCTCCACTCTGGATAGCCACTACAGCCTTTTTGGAAAACTCAATTACAATATCTGGCAAACCCATAATTGTATCCTCCTATCCATTTGTTATAGTATGTGTTTCTATATCAATCTCTCCCATAAGTTCATAAGGATCCTCTTTTGGTACATCCTCTGTAAAGCTAAGAGTGATCTTGACATAAAGAGCTCCCTCCGACAACCTTACCTCATCGGAATAGCTCTGTATCTTTGCGTATCTGGGTTTCTCCTGCACACCCTCCAGCGGTATTACTGGTACTGCTAACCGCAACAAAAAAAGAGCCTTAAGCTCCTCTTTAACTCTGTATAGGTTATCTGCTACCACTTGATCCGCCTCATTCAGCTTACCAAAGTAAACTATTTGATATGTAGGATCATCCTCATATACATTACGGTTTTTTAGGCTACTACCGTTTGTAGCAAGCGTTACTAAAAAACATCCACGCTTAAAGCCTTTAGGCATCTCCTCTATATGTACTGGCACTCCAGCATACTTAGAGGCGATAACCTTACATACGCTGTTAAGCAATCTCATAGGCTACCTCCCTCTACCTCTCTGGCAATTTGTAGCATAAAGCTATTGATTAAACGCTCTAGGCGTGGTTTTGCACTATTAAAGCCTTTCTCCATAAAAAAGGCTCCCTGTACATACCTCTCCTTTAGCATTATACCCTTTTGGTTATTATTCTTAAGGTATTTTGCCTTTCCGCCTACCGTTAGCTTATCTGCTGGTAAAAATCGCCTGTGCTGTATGTGTCCGTCATTAACATACAGGGCATACTCTACATTAGTACCTACCTCTACATAGTCCTGCGGTATTCCCTCTCCGAAAACAAAGATACTATCTACTAATCGTGAGGTATCCACAGGTACATTAGGGATTATTTCGGCGTGGTAGATATTTCCCATACGCTGTAACAAAATAGCCTTTTTCTCTGCCCACTTATCCACTAAGTTAGCAAAGCGATCTACAAAATCATCCCAGCCATCAATAGAAAAGCCCAGATCACTACCAGCCATATCCCTTACACCTCCTCATTTCTAAGGAGAGGTACCTTTAACTGTGTACGCTTTTTGTAAGGTTTATCTGCTAGAGCTCTGTACTCACTCTCTGGGATCGGCTTATCATACTCATCCAGCTCATAGATATACAGTACATCTCCCAGCTTTATATCTGCCTCTGGAGAGGTATAGAGATCTATCTCCTCTGTATTTACCTTTTGAGGCTGTCTTTGAGCCACATTTGTACTGGTCTCTGCTGTAAAGCACTCATACCTACCTACCTCATTTAATTCCTTTTGAGGTCTGTTATATTCGCCCAGATTAGAGGAGTACCTCTTGACGATTACCAGCTTATCATACATAAACTGCATACCGCCACCTCCTTACTCTCTGGGAAACAACTGCCTGTAAGGGTAAAGCCTTTTCTCTACGCTTACAGGAATAGGATCATCAAAGGTAACGCTCTCATCTGCTAAGGAGTAAGAGCTCTGCCCCTCCGCCCCACGCTTACGGAAACGCTGGATAGCTAGATCCTCCTGCACACTTTTAAGAGGCTCTGGGAATATATCCACGCCATCCTCCTTAAAAGTATCTCTACAAAAAGCCTCTATATCCATCCTTGCCTTGTCTAGGAGCACCTGTAAGAGCTCTAGCTTAGCCTTATTATCAGAGGATAGCCCTAAGATAATCCTACATCTTTCTAAGCTATCCATAGGCTCCTCCTTAATCCTCTACCAGCGTTACACCGTCAATAGTAGCAAGAGCTCTAGCTACTGCCACATCCTTAACGGTAGCCTTTCCGTTTACAAACTGCACACCCAAAGAGCTAACAGTAAGAAACTTATTAGAGCTAACAAAGTTATAAACCTTTTCTTTAGTTTCTGCCTTTGTGCCCTGTGCCTTGTTTTCTGCCTTTGTTTCAGCCATTGTATTATACCTCCGATCTTAGTTTTGTGAGTTATGTGGAGTAGGTACTCCTAAGGATTACTCCTTAGGAGCTTTTCTTACCCACATTGATAACCTTTGCACCTGCGCAGCTATTCAAGAGCTTAATAGTGCTCTCATTAAGGATATGCCCTTTCTGGTAATCGCCAGCCTTAGGAAGATCCTCATAGAAAGTACCTCTAAGCTCTGCAATCTGCACCTCATCCAGATCCACAGCCAAGAGAGTGCTAGCATCCATATGGCGATCAAGCACCATATTAAGAGTACCAAAATCACTCTCAAACTTGTTAAAGGTAACGCCAAATACTTTACCTACTCCTGTAGCATCCTCGATCATACGGAAATTAGTACCGCTCTTACCCAAAGCGTTAATGATACGCTTAACAGAGGCATTTACAAAAGTAAAGTACTCTCCGTGAGCACCCTTTTCCCACATTTTCTGGAGCATATCCAAAAGCATATCCTCAGTAACATCCTTATCAGTAGCATCAATAACATTGTTACTATTAACAAGGTTTACCAAACCTGCCATCTGTCTAGGAGTAGTGTCTGCCTCCAGAGTTTTAGTACCATTAAGGAAGTACCACTCCAGATCACGCTTAACCTCAATCAAGCGATCTCCTACCTCAGCATTAAAGCTATTACCAATGCCCTTAGGATTAAGAGCCTGTGCTGTGCCAGATACCTTAGTAACCTTTTCGATAATCTGACAAATGTTAGAGAGGCTAGATCTGCTAGAGATAATAGCATCTCCTGCATCTGCACCCTCTTTCTTAAGAGTACCTCTAGTACTATTGAGCTGTTTCTCTCTCCAAGTTACGGTAATATCCGTAGCTGGAACCACAGCACCTCTACCCATCAAGAGGGTAGTAAGGGGAGTATCCGTAGGGGATACTAAAGCGATCTCATTACGGAGATCAACTACTTCATCATCCAAAAAGCTGGATCTTTTAACCATTGCATCAGCCATTGTCTTATTTACCTCCTGTGTAAATTATGTTTTTTTTATTTCGATAACCCTAAGAGATCTTACTCATCCTTTTCAGCGTGGTACTTACCCAGCTTTTCAGAGAGCATACCCTTAACATTACCATCTTTTTTGTACTGATCGTAAGCTGTTTTGCCATCATCTTTCTGGGAGCCAGTTTTAGGAGTTTCTCCCTTAAGAAATTCAGCCTTAGCCTTTTCCACCTGCTTAACTACCTCAGCATCAAAGAGCTTTTTCATACCCTTAATACGCTCTGTGAGCTTTTCTCTACGCTCTGCATCATCGGAGATAGAGGCAAGATCCTCTACTGCAATAAGATTACGGAAACCAGCATCCAAGCCCAGCTCTGAGATAGCATCTACTACATCCAATCTTAAGCCCTTGATGGTAAGCTCAAAATCTTTCTTAGCCTGTGCCTCCAAACGCTCACGCTCCTCCGCCTGTTTGCGTTCATCCTCTGTCATTTTCTCCTTAGCTTGCTTATCAGCCCACTCTTTCTCCTTTTTCTTGATAGCATCTGTTACTCTCTTATCTGCCATCTTTTCATACTCTTTTTGGAGCTCTGCACGGATCTCCTCCTCCGTTTTAACCTTAGGAGTAGTATTCTCCGTGTTAGAGGTACCAGTAGTAGTACCTGCGGTATCCTTACCGCTTTCCTCTGTGCCTGTGGTAGTGTTTGCCTTTGTTTCGTTAGCCATTTCAGCCATTTTCTTTTACCTCCTTAAAGTAAGTTCTATTTTATGGATCCCTCGTAAGTTACCCACAGAAAAGCCCTTAAACCTTTCATAAGATAGGTTACAATCCTGTAGAAAATATGTATTTTACTTAGAGTTTTTCTGCAAAATCTTTTCAACTACGCCCCTTTGACTATGAAACAAAAAAAAATAGAGGTACCAGCCTAAGCCAGTACCTCTACTGTGATTTTTAATATAAGCTCTTTACCTCTGGATCTGCATTATCACTACCTGCATAATCCGCTACCAGCTCTTTATATCGTGCTGGTAGAGCCTTTCTGCTATTAAGAATATCTGCACACACTCTCAAACGATCCATATCTAAGAGCTCTGGGGTAATATTTGCCTCAAACTCCTCATCTGTAAGGCGTGTTTGTAGGTTAATTACATCCTCCTCACACCACTTAGTACCCTTAAGATCGCTTTCTCCGTGAAATAATTGCATATTACACACCTCCTCCAGCGTAAAACGCTCTAATAAATTCCTCAACTTTAGGGAAATATTTTCTAAGGTTAGCTAGCTGTGCCTGTTTGGTAGCCTCTGGTACATCCTCCTGTATGATAGCGGTACACTCCGCCCACATTTCTTGATAGTAATGCTCCTTACCACCGCCCCTATAGTGATCCTCTGCATTGATAGGGTAACTCATTCTATGCCATTCCTTACCTACATCAACAATTTTATTAACCCTATACTGCTCATAATACGGATCTATAAGAGCTTTCCACTTACTCCATTGATCCGCTGTAGCTACTACATCCTTAAGCCTCACATCTGTACTATGTATGATGTGTGCAAACTCGTGAGCTAAGGTACCTGCAAAATGCTCCTTACCCCCCTGTAGATCTACTCCGTAAATATCGGCGTAGCTCTTAAATGTGCGTACCGTGAGTTTATGCTGGCTAGGTGTATAAAAGCCCAGATTAGTAGAGTATCTAGTATTATGCTTATTACACTCTACAGTATCTATACGGAGCTTAGCCCCTACAGCTCTGGTATTCTGCTTAAATACCTTATCCGCTATAGCGTAGATCTCCTGCTTTTCCTTTTTGGAGCTTACACCTGTCATAGTGATGTAGTATTTACCTCCTAGCCTCTCCTCATACACATCATAATTATACTTCTTAAATTGAATTTCTACAAGAGAGTAAGAGCTATATCTTGTCCTAATTCTTTCCTCTGTAGATAAACTAGGCGGTATAGTGAGTTTATAAGTACCGCTTTTGCCCATCTCAACCAGCACACCCTTAGAGTTAAGTATCTGCTTATACTCCTCGTGGTTTTTAATGATAGAGTTAATCTGCTTAATCTGGGCTGGATCCGTAAGGAGATCCCTCTGTGCGTACAGCTTTTTGAGAGTTTCCTCCTCATACTCTCCCCAAGAGGGGGTATATCCTGTAATATCGCTACCATCAAAAGATTTACGAATACTCCTACCCAGCTCTCCAGTATATACCTCTCCTGTAGGAGATACCTCTGGTATATTAACTTTATCAGTTTTAGGAGGCGTGGTTAGAGGATTAGCTTTCTCTTTTTTATACTCCTCTAAAGTGAGTTTCCTACCATCGGCTGTAGTATAAATGGTTTTGCCTGTCTTAAAGTCCATACTCCACCCATCTTTATAGGATCCATCTGGATTAAGGGCTACCTCATAGGTTTCTTTCCACTTTTCGTAGTTTTCAGCACCTCTTACGGAGCCTGTAAGCTCGTTAAGCTCATTATCCCCAAACTCATCCGATACCACAGGGATATACACACACCTACAATTAGGATGGCGTGGGAGAGTAGGCTCTTTACCCCTCTTATAATGCTTTCCGTTATCGGCTCTACAGGTATCGCAAGTGCGATTATCCCCACCGTTAGCACAGCGGTACTCCAGCTCCTCTACACCCATATCCTCATAGGCATCATTATGAGCACAATATGTAACCCTCTTTGTTTCCGCTCTGGCTACTCTCTCTGCATTGTACCTAGAGGTATTTATATTTTTATTTATCCTATCCGTGATCTGCGGTATGCCCTCTCCTAAAATCATACTCTGAGTAAGTCCTACCCTAAGGTTTTTTCCCAGAGTTTCCTTATCATTCCAAAGGCGATCACTAAACATAGCCCCGCTCCACGGATAATCTAAGGTTTTTCTTATAAGAGCTGGATTAAGCCTGTTAAAATTAGCCTTTACAGGAATACTCTGCCCCAGCTCGTACACCTGCCTTAAAAATTGATCTGTATATATGTTACTTAAGCCCTGTGTAAAAAGTATCTGCTCTTTCTGCCCCAGCTTATTAAGCTCCGCTGTAATCTGCTCAAAAAGCCCTCTACTCCTAGTGAGAGCACTTTGATTAGCATAGCTCCACTCTCCACCTGCTTTTTTAACCTTTGCTATGGTTTCCGTAACATCTGCAAGGATCTCTTTCTGTGTTTCCCTATAAATTGAGGCTAAAACTCTCTCCATTTTAGCCTCATCCTCAAACGCTTTTAAGTTATTCCTCAGTACAGCCTCCTCACGCTCTGCAATTAGCTTAGCTCTCCTAAGGCTATCCTCGTGGAGGATCCTTTTCTGCTCCGCTGTAAGATGGCTGTAAGGAATACCGTACATTTTAGCTACCTCTGAGTTTATGTAGCCTGTATATGCCATTTCTTACACCTCCTTAATGCCTCTATTAGCCTCATACAGCCCTTTACGCTTTCGGCTGAGGAATTATAGCCCCCTGTGCCTCTAAAGCCTCCTGTGGGCTATTCTGGGCTCCCTGTGCATTAAGATTAGGGAATAAGTTAGCACCATCCGCCTTTACATTGTCTGGAGAGTACGGATCATTATTTTCCTTTTCCTTTTTAGCCTCCTGTAGCATCTTTTCCAGCACCTCTTTAGGGTTATCCACAAACGGTAAAAGGCTAAGCAAGGTTTCCTTATCTACCTTACCATCCAGCTTAGAGATAGTATCTACAATCTCTGTAAGGTTATTAGGTACATTTCTTGTAAACTCTACTTTGAGGTTAAGTAAATCAATCTCTTTACCTGTAGAAACTCTTACAGGCACACTAAGCACTCTTACCAGCTCACGGATCGCCTTTTCCATCTTTCTCTCTTTGATAATACACTTTGTTTCCAGCCCAAAGAGCTTAAAACGGATAGCCACCCCAGAGAGATTACCTGCAAAATTCTCATCAGAGAGGTTAGGTACCTGCGAAAAGGTATAGATATTCTTTTCAATACGGTTTAAGTGGTTTTCTACTGCCTCTGTCTGGATCTGCTTAGTAACAAACTTAACATCTCCATTCTCCATAACCTCTATAATTCCCTCATCTTTGAGTTTCTGGATCCCCTCCTTACCTGCTGTCATATTCTTAAGCATAAGATAGGCGTTTCTAAAGGTACTAAACTCATCCGACATATCGGAGAGCACCTTATCATAATCCGCTACAAGGCTCTCTATTTTCTCCAGATCGCTCATCTGCTCCTCATTGTTATACACCGTAACAATAGGGATCCTACCGTAAATATGAGGCTTTTCCTCCACAAAAGTATAGTTACAAAAATCTCTATTTACAGACCCTCCTACAGAGTTATCATCCACGCTAGTAAAGAGCTCCATTTTAGTAGCACTATATACCTCTGCATAGTGAGTAGTTTTGCCTGTATCCTCTGTATCAATATCGTAGAGGCGGATCTTATACTTAGCCTTTTTAGTAGCACTATTCTCATATACAATAATAAGATCCTCTGGAGAAATACGCATAAACCTAGTAACGCTCTCCTCATCTTGATATACCAGAATATGAGATAATCCCTTAATCATAGCCTCCTTACCCCATTCGATAAAGAGATCATCCTTATCATTCTCTACACAGAGCTTATCTAAGTAATCCTGTATAACGGTATCCTCCAGCTCTCCCATATCTACTCCTACATCCACAGGATCAGTATCTACCTTAGGCTTTTCTGGAGTGGGCTCTGTGTAGTTAAGGATAATAGGATTACCCAAAAAGTAACCTACAGTATTATCTATAACCTGTCCGAAAAAGTCATTTACCACCTTGTTATTAGGCTTATTCTTATCTACTTTCTTTTTATTAAGGATCCTGTGCTTACCCTCATACAATTTTTGATACTTTCTGTATCTGGGAGCGATTTTCTTAGTATGTGCCTCTACTAAGTCATTGAGGAGAGAGGTACTAAACCTACTCTCATCCAGTTCCACATTAAACTCCTTATCAATCGGCTTTTCTATCATTGCAAAAATTCCTCCTTAATTTTAGTACAAAAATAGCCCTCTCTATGTAGGGCAAAAGTTAAATATAAAAGTCCTCTCTGCTGTGTACCACAATTTCATTATTACTATCAGCCATAGCACACGCAAAATCTAAGCCATCAAATAAATCATCGTGATCCACCTCTGGGAATAGTAACAAACACTCCTCCAGATCATCCATACCCTCTCTAAAGAATATCTTGCCATTTTCAAAGTTAGCGGATCTCCGCATAGCTCTAGTAACCTTATCCTTAGAGGTATTGATATTGATAATAGGGAGGAGGGAGAGCCTCCTAAGCTCCTGTGCTAGAGATTTTTGATAAGCTACCGTTTCTACTCCTATTCTCTCTACCATAGGGTACTTATCACGCCCATACTGAATAATGGTATTAAGCTGAGTATTAAAACTGTATCTCTCTTTCACATACTCCAACACATATACATTTTTCTCCGCATCCACACCGACTACCATACATACAAAGTAATCGTTTTTATCGTTCTCCTTTTCCGATATGGCTAAATCGCACCCAAAGTACACCTTTACAGGGATCCAACTCTCTATACCGTCTGCATTTTTAACCTTAACCTTTGCTTTCTGAAAATCGTAATCCAGCTTGTACTCCTCATAGTATCGGAAATACTTAGCCTTAAAGATTTTACCTTTAGCCAGCTCTGTATCATTCTGGTACTGCATATTAAATATGATTTTACCAGACTGCTTAGCAATCTCCTCCAGCCTCTTAAGGCTAAATTTACTTTCCCAAAGAGATCTCTTTTCTCCGTTTATCGTCTGTATAGCTCTCTGGATATTAACTACATAATCCTTACTCTTTATAAGATCCTCATACAGATCCAGCGGATTATATCTAGTACCTAAGATATGGATCTCTCCGTCTGGCTCTAATGTAGGGAATAGAGAGGAGTAAAACCACTCTTTTAGATTAGCCCTCTGGCGTTCTGTTCTGGCGTTTTCCAGCCCTACTAAATCATCTCCGATAATTATATCAAAATGCTTAGAAATAACTGCTCCAGAGGCTCCTAAAGCTGTGAGAGTAGCCTCTTTCTTAATTACTGTACGCTTATTAACAGTAAACTCTCTATCATTCCACACATTATCCTTACTCTTTTTCCAATCGCCAAAGATACGGAGGAGCTCTGTATTTTGCTCAAAGTGTGTACGCACCTCTTTTAGAAATGCCTCCGCCTGTGTCTGTGTTTTACTGCCTATCATAATACGGATATTAGGATCTCTCAGTATTTTAGTTATACAGTAATCCACATCTCCTACAGTACTCTTGCCAAAACCTCTAGGAGCCAGATCTAGCGTACTCTTATTTGAGGATATATTAGAGATAATGCTCTTATGTAGCTCCTGCATACTACGCTTAGTAATGTATCTACACACTAAGTAATAAGCTACCTCAAAATCAGCCTTTTCTATGAGGTACTTAATCATAGCATCCTTATTATCCGCCTCATCCAGCATATTCTCTACTATCTCTACCTTTGAATAATCTAACACATCCGCTTATCCTCCTTTCCTGCAATATTAAAAGGAGCCCCTCTCTGGAGCTCCCTCTCATTACATCATTATAAGCCTCACACTTAAGGCAATTAGCGTAAGAATTAGTACTAAAATATCCCACGCTATAACAGGCTTAGCCCTATCTTTCTCTGGTAGCCTGTTAAAATACTCTGCTGTTTTCCAGATTAAGATAGCTAGTATCACAATACACATAATAACAGCTACCTCTCTTGCTACAGCTAATACTTTAGCCATCTACCCCAGCCTCCTTAAAAGCCTTATGGATCTTAGGCTCCTGTATAGCCATCCAATCCACCATCTCCTCATTTTGAGCCCAGCACTTACTACCGTAGCTATTCTGCCAGAGCCCACTCTCATAAAGAAAAGCGTGTATAATCTCGTGGCGGATTACTTTCTTTTGGTATGCTACCAGATCCTTTACACTATCTACGCTCTGCTTAAAGTTAAATACAAGGATCTCCTTTACCTGTGGATCACACCATCCATCCGCCTCTTTGTTATATCGGTAATCATCCTCCTCAATAATAAGGATCTTATACTCTGTACCCAAAATATGTACGATATTACCACTCTCTCTCTCTGTGGCTGTGTACTGCCAGTACATACTAAGTTACAAAGATCTACCAACACCTCCACACCACTCTCACAGAGCTTTACTTTAGCTCTATCAAAATCATCAATCTCAATAACCTCTCCTAAAAGCCTGTTATCTCCTTTAATGATTACCACATTACCTATCTGCATCCTGCTTTACCTCCTCTGGAGTACTATGTGTAGCACTAAGGCTACAGGTACCCATATAAATCTCACTCTCATCCTTAGGTTTCTGCCCCACGCTCTCCGTATTTGCATTAAGAGATACCAAAGCGATAGTAAAGATACCTATTACAGCCCCTACTATCAAGCACACACCGCCCACAATTACATAGCTCCACATTTTTTATACCTCCATAGGCTCCAGATCATCAAACACTACAGGGATGAGCTTTTTAACCTCCTGTAAAAGCGGTACCGCTACCTCCAGCATTTGAGGATGAGGCTTACCAGTAGATCCGCAAGCTCTGAGGCTAAAGAAATGCCTCCACTCTCTAAGGTTAGCTGTCATTACTACCTCTGTTTTTAGACTATTGGGAAGTACGGATCTAGCCTCCTGAGGGGTAGCTTTCAAATCAATCAAGGAAAGGTAGTAGCTTTCTGCCATCTCACAGGCACTAGCCCACTCATTATACTCAATACTATCCTTTCCCCAAAAACAAGGCTCAATAACAGTAATCTCTCCACTCTTAGATCCATAGTTACAATATCTGGTACTCTCCTGTGCAAAAGAGGCTACTCTGTGCCTTACTATCTCGTGAGATACCCCTCTATCACAGATAAACTTAACCGAAAAGCTAAAATGCTCCAGCATAGCAAGATGATTACTCTTAATAAGAGCTCTTACCATCTTTTCCGCTGTGCCCTCTCCGATCTTATCCTCACTCTTGTAGCATACTCTAGCTACCTTTTCTATTTTTCTAAGGATCTCCTCTCCATTGAGAATATCCATAATCTCAAAACCTGCCTTAATTACCTGCATCTCTTACCTCCTAAATATGATATATAAAATCTGCCTCCAATAGGGTAGAGGCTCATATCCCATCTTACGCCTTTTTCTACGCTCTTTTCTACTAAGCATATCTCACGCTCCGTAGATTTTCTTAATAGCCATCTGGATAATCTCCTCTGGAGGAGTTCCTACAGGTACCTCCAGCTCAATTACTCCCACTTTCGGCATATCACGCATTACAGGCTTAACAGAGCATCTACAATTAGGATGGATAGGAGCCTTAGGAGTATTTCCCTCACGCTCTGCCTCAATAGCATCAATCTCAAACTGGATATACTGCTGGGCTTTCTTAAGATCCTCAATCTTATCTCCTTTACGCCCTGCTCTGGAAAGATACTTTACCGCATTTCCCATATTAAAATTGAGCCCCCAATCACGGATAACATCCTTAGGCTCGTGTTTTCTACCCTCCGCATAATGAGAGGGATGCTTAATATTATCACTCATACTATGTACCTCCTGTACTTTTATTTTGCTGTGATACTCAATATAATCACTTTTCAGCCTCTTTTTTAGATAATGTCAACGCCCTTTGCCTATTTCCCTAGCATTTTCTTTATACTATCCTCAAAAATGTAAGTATTTCTACCACTAATTGAGGAGTAAAGGCTTACTTACAGCTCCCTAAGAGCCTTACAATCTCATCCAAACGCTCTTGATCCGCCTTAGATAACTCTGTGGAGCTACCTGCTACCTCTGTACGCTCTGTAGCCTCTCCCATAAGCAATAGATCCAGTTTTACCAGCTTTTCAAAATCGGTAATATTCTTAACCTTAAACTCTCCTTTAGCTACTCTCTGGGATAATTCAGCCATAAGGTTATTGATAACTACCCTGTATCTAGTCCTTACATCCGTAAGCTGAGTATTTATAGCCTCCTCCTGCTTATTCTTAGCATTTTCTATATTACGCTGTGTTACTCTGGCTACCCAGTTAAAAGATCTGCTCCAGCCAGCTACGGTACGCTCTGTACGCCCTATAGTTTCTGCCACAGCCTTTAAGGATCGCTTATCTCCTAAGCCATAATACATCTCAAAAGCCCTTTTCTGGAGCTCATTCTCATTAGTTAGCTTATCCGCCATTTTTGCCCTCCTTTCTGGCTCAAAACGCCCTTTTTTCTCCCCTTTTGGTATATGGGAAATTTTCTACAGTTTTTCTTACCTACCGTATTTCTCTCCTTACTTTGAGGAATATTTATATTGAAAATCTTATTACAGGCTTTTCAATACTCCTTTTGAATTACCCTTTTATATTTCAGTATTATTTTTCATTATCTTTACTCTTAGTATTTTTATACTATAGAGTGGCTTTCTTTCCGCCTTTTGGCTCTTTTTCCGCCCCCCAGCTCCGCTCTCCGCCTTTTCATTGTCATTTCATAGGAATACTGAAATATAAAAAGAGAGGCTTTTATATCCGCCTCTCCTCGTGAATAGAATTATAATAGCTTTTACGGTATTTCTTTATGTACTCCGTAAAACAAGCTAAGTACTCCTCTTGTAAAGAAATAGTAGCTAGCTTTTCAGCATTAGCTTTCTCATATCTCTTTACAGCCTTTTTTACCGCTCTACTATTTACCACATAATCTCTACCCTCTACAAGATCCATTTTACGCCTCATAAGCCTCTCTTTAGTAACCATTTAATAAAGCCCTCCTCTGGAGTGAGTTCTATATATTCATTATAACGATTACTAAGCATTACCAACTCATCCTCTGTAATCCTCACGCTGTTACTCCCAAAACGGAGCATAGGTAAAGTAGTTTTCTCCTCTTTCGCCTTTTTCTCTTTCGGAGGCTCCTGCTCTGTAAACAGATCCTTAAGATCCATTTCTGTAAATCCCATAACCTCTAAAGGAAAATCTACCTCCTGCAACCCAAACAGCTCCGCCTTAAGCATCTCATCATCCCAAGTAGCAAGCTCTCCCAGCTTATTATCTGCGATACGGTAAGCCTTTACCTGCTCTGGGCTTAAATCATCGGCTACAATGTAAGGTACTTTTGTAAGCCCTGCTAAGATACTAGCCTCTCTGCGTGTATGCCCTGCAATAATAACCATATCAGCATCCACTAAGATAGGGTTTCTAAACCCAAACTCCTCAATACTCTCCATAACCTTTTTAACCGCATAATCATTTACTCTAGGGTTATTCTCATACGGTATAAGATCCAGAGGATCCGCATACAATACTTTTACCTCTTTTACCTCCATAACCTGTACCTCCGTTTCATTCTATTTCATAGGGTATGTATTTTTCTTTCATAAGATAGGTTACAATCCTGTACTTTTTATGTATCAATCCTACAGATTAAACTCTCCATCCTCATCATAAGAGCCTAAAACCCCTTTAAGCTCCGTTCTTTGCCTCTTATTCAGATTACTAAGAGGTATCTCTATCTGCATCCTCCTATGCTCCTGCTCTGGAGTGTCGTATGGATATTTCTCTTTTTTACGCTTATCTTTCTTAGTGCTGGAGTAATAAGGATCGTGCTCTCTAAGCCATCTATCCGCCTCATCCTCTTTTCTTATTCTAGCCATAGGGTTAATCCTCCTCCTCAAAAGCTCTTAACCCTATTTGCATCTGTTTTAATCCGCTGTTAATATTTCTACTTATCACAGACTGATCCACACCCATTACATAAGCTAGATCCTCCTGTGAATATCCCAGCACTAGGGTATAGGCTATTGCCATATATTGAGTAAAACTGAGTACCCCATCTTTATATCCCTCATTAAAGAGTTTCCTATTACTTCTTTTATACTTATCTGGATCTATCCCAGTAACTCTTTTTAGATCTATAAGAATACAGATAGCTACTGCATCTCCCTTATCTCCAAGCCCATCTAAGGTACCCCACATCCTAAGTAGCCTCTTTAACTGTTTCTTATCCTTATAGCTAACCCTCAAAAGAGAGTAGTTAATTATCTCTCTCACATTTCCCACAGTTTCTACCTCCTGTAAGTTTTTCTATGTATTTAAGGTGTACTTCTGCTGTAATGTGGCTGTATAATCCTATCCCTTTTACAGTAGCTATACTTTTCTTAATGCTTACAATTTCCCCATATAAATAATCGTGATCTAAAGGGCACATCCATTTAACGGTATCTCCCACTTTAAGCACCTTTGAGTACCTCCTTACAAACGGAAATAAGGATACTATTTCTAGTATCCTTTAATCCTTTACTGATCCTGCTGATCCTGTATTTCCTGTTTTATCTCCTGTGCCCTTTGTAAAATCTGTTTTGTATATGTAGTACTGTAAATACCCTTAGCCCATAACTTATTAGCTCCAGAGGCTCCCATATTATAAGCCATAAGAACACAATGGGCTCCACTACTCTCTAGGTATCTACTGTTAAGCTCTGCTAAGAAATTTACTCCCACTCTCATATTAGAGTAAGGATTATAAAGGTCATCTACTCCCAGAGCCTCCATCCTATCTAAGTGATTACTCTCCCATATCTGCATTAAGCCTTTAGAGGATCCGTTATCTCCTGTAGCATCATATCTATAACCGCTCTCCCTCTCAATAATGGCAAGTACGGTATAATAATCTACACCAGCATCCCTACAGATACACCATAGATAAACCTGTGCTACCTCTGGGAACATTCCACCGCTCATCTTATAAGATGTAGGTATATCGTAGAAACGGTACCCCTCCTCATAAACCTCAGCACCCCAATCCTTACTCATAATGCAATAGGGGTAAACATCATTATTAGGATCCCCATATCCCCAAACAGGCTCCTCTATTTCCTCTGGTTTTGTAGTAGGAGTTTCTGTTACTGTAGGTATATTACTTACCTGCTCCTCTGCTGGAGGAGTTTCCCCCTTGCTAGAACATCCTACAGTAATCCAAACAATAAAACCTACGCACAAAATAACTGCACATATAAGCGATACATACCGCTCAATCATTTTCTTTTTTCTCTGCTTAGCTCTCCTAATAGCTCTCTCTCTACCAGATCTACTATCCTGTGTCTGCATCATCCTTTACCTCCTAAAGCCTTTTGTAATCCTTTGATGGAAATACTCATATTTTCCACCTGTGCCTCCAGCCTATGTAAAGTTTTCTCTATATCGTCTGGATCCGTGCTATACCAGTATCCATAAGAGGAGCTACATACAGGCTCTCCATCCTGCCTCAACTGGCTTACCACATTTCTAACCTGCTTATCTGTAAGATTAAACAGGGAGCGGAGCTCTCTACTTTTTATTGCTTTGTTTTCTGTAGTGTGATAATCCTTTAAGTAATCCAGCATTTGATAGGCGATACCCATAACTACCCCTCCTCTTAACTGTGATACTTAACCTAATCACAGAGGTAAGAGATATTTAGAGAGAAAATAAAAAAAGTAGTGCATATTTTTCTTAGATATGCACTACCTATTATTTAACCTTGTACAATTCGCTCTCTGGTACGATTTATCTTATATAGCTTTACTGCCTCCAGCTCATCCTCTGGGATCTGGAGTAGGTACTTAATCTGATCCAACATAATCTCTACATCTGCGATCTCCTCAATGTAATTTTCTAGGGCTACCGTCTTTTTATCCTCTGTTACAGGCTGTCCTAAGCCTACTACAGCTCTACGGTACTTACTTACAGCCTGTATCAACTCTGCACACTCCTCTACAAGCTGGTTACTCTGTGCCTCGTATCCATAATACTTAGCATTTTCCTTATTAAGCTCTGCTACTCTGTTATCCATAAAAGCTCTATAGCTCCTCTCGTCATAAAAATATTTTCTAAAATCTAACTTAAGTATGTACCGCTGTTTTACTCTATCCAGTAACGGTACTGGATGAATTACATACCCTTTACTCATCTCTCACACCATTCCTCACAGCTATCTCCATAGCTGGTATCCAATCCGTACATATTGCTAGCCTCACAGGTACAGATAAACTCTCCAGTATCTCTATCTTTTTTACAGTTACCACAATTACCGCAACATTCCATTACTCTAAGTGCCTCCTTATCAATTTTCTTATACCGCTGGCTGTGAGGTTATCCAAATCATTTACTAACGGATCCTCCAGCCCTCCTAAAGCATCTACAATAGCCCTAAGAGCCTCTCTGCTCTTAAATAGATCCTCCATAAAACTATCCTCTATAAGGTAATACTCTTTAGGATCTCCAAAGGATACCGCTATAGCATAATCCTCTTTTCTCATAGCTAAGCTCTGCTCCTTAGCCTTATCTACCCACGCCTTTTTTACCGTAATCTGCTGGCTAGGTACCATCTTTGTTTTAGCCTCTATAAAGAGTTTACCTGCCACTACATCCCCCTTAAGAAACGGAGTAGATCCAGATCCTATAACCTGTTTACCACCCATAGCCTTAGCTATTCTTTTTTCTTGCTGGCTACTCTTAGCCCTAGTGCTAGTTTTCATTTACTGCACCTCCTAAGAGCTTTCTCTCCAAAATAGCATAACAGGCATCTGCTATCTCTGCTCTAACCTCATCAAAAGGATAATTAGCTATAGCATCCTCTACCGCTTTATCAATATTCTTTTTGTTATCACGGATAGCCTCCTCTAAAAGCTGTGCTCCTATGTTAGCCACTCTGTAATGAGGCTCAGCGTAACGGAAAACATCCCAGCTATTAAGCCCAGCTCCTACCACTCTGGCTACCTCTTTCTTAAGGATCTCCTCAAAGGTTTCACCCTTACTATGGAGCTCCTCATCTATACATTTCTGCACTAAGTAATAAGCCCCATTTATTACTATACGCTGGAAGTTATCCTCATTCCTCATATAGCCCCTAATAACAGCTCTTACCTCATCCTCACAAATCTCTCCTATCTTTTCTGGAGTAATGTAATCCTCTACTTTAATTTGTATCTCCATAATATCCTCCTACATCTTTTCAGTACCTTTAGGAGGCTCTAACTTAATACCTCCATATTTCCATAGATCCTCTCTAAGCTCCTCAATAGTGAGTACTCCTTTATTCCAACTATCATAAAGACTAAGTACATCATCCAGAAACTTAGGTAAACGCCTCTTAGCTGTCTTTTCCCAGTATCCCTCTCCCATAAGTACCTCCAGAGGGAGAGCTAACATAAGAGTAACTGCTACATCTACAGCCTCATCTCTAGCCTCTTGTTTAATCTTATCTATCTGCTCCTGTGTGAGGTTATAAGTAGCTGTTTTAGCCTTGTGAGCTTGCTTTTCAGCTCTACGCCTCTCCGCTCTATTCACTATATACCGCCCTCACTTTCCACTCTTTGAGAAACTGCTCCAGATTACGATAGGGGAGAGTAGCACCCTTACACTTAACAACCAGAGAGGATCCTGCACAATATGTAGAGATCTTATAAACTTTGCCTTTTTGGAGCCTCTCACATTTATATCCTAAATACTCCGCCTTAATCATCGTCTACATCCTCCGCTAAATTCTTTAGACTTGTTAAACTCATCTCTAAATGGCTTATAGCATAATCCAGCTTAAAAGGTTTGCCTCCACTACTAAGCACTTTATCCAGATCTGCTATCCACTTATCCTCCTGCTCTGGTTTCCACCAGCTCCACGGTAAGAGATTATGCTTATCCAGCACTTTCTTAACCTTTTTCCATATACGATCTGTAGCATCTGCATTACCTAACTCCTGTAATCGTTTTTCTGCCTTTTGTAAGTCCATAGCCAGCTTACTACCCAGCCTATCCCCTATGTACTCTCTATCCACCTTATCTCTGAGGTAATCCTCACAATACTCTTTACGCTCATTGTAAAAAGGGATCCTATCCTGCTCCAATCTGCTATAGATGATATACTCATACACTCCTACAGGCTTTTCTATCTGCCTGTATAAAGCCTTTTTCACAGTTCTAAGAGCCTTTGTTTCTGAATTATAATAAATAAGCCCTACATTATCTGGGAGCTCCTCTTTTTTTACAAGCCCTGTGGGTACTACAAAGTAAAACTCATTACAGTACTGTAAATACAAGTGCCACTTATTATCCTGCTTAAAATCGTTTCTACTAACCTTGATCTCATAACCAATAATATTAGGCTTAGTGTAGCTCTTTGTTATTGCAAGCCCATCAAATTTAAGTAGCCCCTGTGGATCTGGGAAGTATGTAGAACAGGTTTTACACTCCGTTATAAAGTAAGTAGCTCTCTTGCTATGTAAATCTCTAAGAGCTAATTTTATATCTGTGGATGTTACTCTTTTCTCTGCCACCGTACATCCTCCTCTCTTTGTGATACTTAACCTAATCACAGGAGCGGTAATTTTTTAGACAAAAAAAGAGGATCCTGTTAAAGATCCTCTCTGGCTTTCTATGTAGTTTTACACTTTCCAGCTCTTACCACAGTTATTACATACAGCCATTTTCTTAGTGGTATTCACGGTTTTATACTTCTTAGGCTTAAAGATTGAAATAATCAACATAGGCAAAGTAAGGAAAAGCCATAGAATAGGCTTAAGCCACCATCCAATACATACCCAGTATAAAATACCGTGCTTTTTCTCCTTTAAGTTTTGCTCCGTAATCATCTGTACGGTTACATTTTCTGATCCACATTTAGGGCATTTCATAACCATTACCTCCATTTATATAAATTTTTATTATATACCCCTTATATTATAACTCAACTATGAGTAATTTTCAAGTACTTACAAGAAACTTAGCCCAAGCTCTAGCATCATCCTCCCCATAGAGCTTATAAATAGTATTCTCATAAGGGAGCTTACTTATTTCCAGCTTTCCCTCTGTAGTAAGACCTCTACGCTCATATTTACGCTCTACATTCTGTAAGTGATGGCGGAATTGATGGAGAAAAGGCTCCAGCTCTGGCTCTGTTAAATATATCTCTCCTGTAGCTGATACATAAGAGCTATCTCTTACCCATACTGTAATAACAGGGAGAGATACCATATAGAGATCTGCCAAAGTGGTATTAAGCTCTCTAATAGCCTCCAAAGCCTCTATCCTATCTACTGGCTGGATAAACCCCTTTACAGGAGCTAAAGCCTTGCACTCCTTAAATTCTTTCTTATACAGGGCTACTCTCTCATCTATAGTCATTACGCACCGCCTCCTTAGGTTTATAATTGGATAAAACACTTTTACAATGTAAGATAGCCTCTTTATATACATCACAGTACTTAGAGCTGGCTATATGTTTGCGATTATATTTCTCCGCCAAAGCACTAAGATCCCTCTGGATGCTATTATACTCCTGCTCTGTCATAGCCTTACACCTCCTCTCTAATACTCTTTTTTAATATACTGCTCAATCCATTTCATTACAGGATCATATATTGTTACTACCGCATACTGCTTACAATAATGAGTTTTCTTAGGTACGCTGTTAATAATCATTGTAGGTACTCCAAGATCATCCTCTGGCATAACTCTTATTACCCACTTATTAAGCGTCTCTACCTCTTTCTGGAGTGTAGAAACATAAGCATACTCTGTACTCTTATATATTCTAACTGTGTACCCAGCCTCTCCAGATCCTAATACAAAACTGGCTCTACTCATAAGCTCCTGCACAAATTTAGGTATTTTAATCATAACCGTTACCTCCTGTTAAGAATTACGGTACAGGTATAACCTCTACCTCTATAATTGATCCTACAGCCTAACTCCTCACATATCCGCTCTACTTCCCAATCTATATCCCCAAGCCCCAGCTTAATCTTGCCTTTTCTAAGGAGCCTAAGTAGCTCTCTAGCCTCTAGGAGCTTGCCAGCTCTAACAAGCTCCCTATGCTTATCCATTACCTTATATCTTAAAATCTTATTAGCTAACATATCCGCTACCTCCTCAATAAGTACTGTTTGCCCTGCTCTGTAATCCTCTCATAAGAGCTACTACACACTTTTCCAGATCTCCATCCTGCCAGCTTTTCTCACCTAAGATAGCACCGTTCATATAATACCCACGCTCATCTCTGAGTACTATAAAATCATCCTCTGTATTGCCCTCCTGCTCTGTTCCGTCTGTGATAATAAACGGAGGAGTATTTCCTTTGTACTCTAAGTAGCTCCAGAATATTTTAACCTGTGCTTTCTGTACTACTGCTTTCCATTTCCAATTAGGATCTTTTTTATCCATATCCTTTACTGTATCCATAACCACCGCTTTTACTTCTCTAAAATCGTGTGCCATATCCTTTTACCTCCGTTTGAGTTTCAGTTTGTATCTTGTTGTATTTATTATATACCTCCTATATAAAAATGTCAAGGGGTTTTATAAAAAACTTTTGGGAGGTATATAAAAAACAGAGAGGGCTATTACACCCTCTCCCTTTAACTCTACAACTTTCCGCTAAAATAATCTTGTAACCATTTATTCCTAGATTGAAACCTGCTAAGATCATAGTCACACATCTCTATCATCTGCTTAATTTTTACTACCAACTCTGGATACAGCTCTTTTAACATTACCCTCTCATCCGCTCTTGCGTTAGGGCAAAACCAGCACCCATCCCTAAACACTTTCAACTCATACAGGGGAGATAATAAACCTGCCTCTCTACAAATTGAAAAAGCCTGTTGCTCTGTAATTCCAAGAGTACACATTATAGATTGCTTTTTCTCTGTTAATCTATGTAACCTATCCACCTCATCTATCGCATAGCCTACAAGCGTATTTTCATTACTATCTAATACTGTTTTTACAGTACTCTCTTTCACCCCTGTAAATTTGCAAAAGCCTCTAGCAAAAGCTGAAATACCCCAGTATTTACCGTTTCTTTCTGGATAATTTTTAGCCTTTTTATAGATCTTTTCTGTGATCTCCTTAGCTGTTACAAGGCTAGGTACCACATCCACAGAGTAGCCCCAGCTCTCAAATATTAGCCTAGTATTATCTACAAACTCTGTCATTACTGGTAAAGTAGCTGGTAAAGTTTCATCCCACATCATTCTTACATAAATTATCCTCTTTATCGGTATTCCGTATTTATGGCAAAGAATAACGGTAGCTGTACTATCTTTTCCTCCACTCCACGGGATTATCCACGCTCTCTCTCTAAGCTGTTCAAGTGTCATAAATTCCATAAGTTTACCTCCTCTGCAATAATTAACTTAATCACAAAGGAGGTAAATTTTTAGAAATTATAGTGTAGCCTCGTACACCTGCTCTTTTAGGTACTCCAGCTCATCCAGATCATTATAATAAAAGTCCTGCACTCCGTTAAAGCCCTGCATCTTAGCCTCTGTACCATCTTTCTTTTTAGCCTTAAACCACGCCCCAGCCTGTGAAATGATCCCCAGTACTAAGCCCATATCCAGTACATCCTTTATCTGATCCACTCCAGAGCTGTAGTTAAGAGTATAGGTACCCAGCCTACGATCATTCTTAGTAACCTTGTTTTTCTCCATTTTCACACTAACCATATTACCGATAGGGTTAGCGTAGTTACCGCTTACCTCCTTGTATTTCTCGTCTAAGAGGGATCCCTTAGTAAACCATAAGATCTGTGAACAAGCGTGAGCCAGAGCGGTACCACAGGGGATCTTATAAGGCTTATATGGGTTTCCTATATTTTCCCTAAGCTGGTTAAGCATAAGGAAAGTACAAGAGTTTTTATGTAACAGAGATATTACCTTATCACAGAAACTCTTAATAAGAGCACTATTACCCCCATAACTTTTCTCATCAAGCCCTTTCTCCTGTACCGCCTTAGGAGTAATAAAAGGTACACTATCTATTACTACCAGCCCTACTTTACCAGATCGAATATAATCTAAGAGCATATCTAACAACTGCTCCCCATACTCCGCCTCTGGCTGGATGAGGATCACAGTATCCCAGTTTACTCCAAGAGTTTCTCCCCACTCTTTATCCAGAGTATTCTCTGCATCCAGATATACCGTATAGCGATCTGGATACTTACGCTGGAAATTAGCTATAATATCCAGAGCTGTAGTAGTTTTGCCACTCTGAGGCAATCCTACAAGCTCTATCATACGCCCCACAGGTACTCCGCCTCTGGTTAAATAATTCATTTGAGGGGATGAGTATGGTATAAACTCAATCCCCTTAAGATCACTTGCTTTACGGATAATATCCGTTTTATACTTCTTATTTACCTCTGCTATGAGGCTATCAATCTCTGCCATTTGTATTATCCTCCTTACAACTAATGATACGGATCTCATCCCATCCCTCATCCATAGTAGGCTCCTGTAATTTCTTTTTCATACGCTCCATAGCCTCTACTGGAACACATCTTTTTCTATTAAAATTTCTATATGTACAAACAGAGTAAGGAGTTTTCATATAAATACAAATCTTTCTACAAGGCAAGAGTGATAACTCATCTAAAAAGGCTTTCCTCCGTATAGAGTTAATGTTAGTAGCATCAAATACTACATCCGATCCGTTATAAATATCTGCCTTAATAAGGCTATGTAAGAGATCAAAAATTAAACCATTCTTACCTTGCTCCTGCACATCTCCTAAGAGCTCATCTCTCAACGCATCGGAGGATCTAACAATGGCTCCCAGATTTTCCGCCTCTGTGGATTTTCCGCTAGCTGGTAATCCAACCATCATATAAAAAGTGCTATTCCTCATCTGTATTATCCTCCAGCTCCTTTATAATCTCATCAGTAGTAGCCCAAAGCTCTACCTCTTTATCTGTGATCCCCAGCGTATAATCTATCTTTACAGGGTTTCTCACTAAGACAATATCTACAGCCCCTCTCTCATTAGGGCTAAAGAGCACAGCCCCATCATTACAGATAAAAGCTGTTTCTCCTGTAATCTCTATACCTCTTTTCTCCAGCTCCTCCAGAAACTTAGAAATTTTCTCCTCAATCGTTTCCACCTGCTTTCCCTCCGTTCTACTTTAATTGAGAGGCTACCTGCCTCACATATAGGACAAACTAACTTACCCTCTGGTATAATCTCTCCACAGCTTACACATCTGTTAGCATCTGCCATACTATCTCCTCCTGTGCCTCCTTAATATGTTTCTACATTGCACATAAAGATCATCATCAATATACTTAAGAGAGTGGAGATCCCTGTGGAGCTGTGATTTACTTACACAAAACTCTTTAGCAATCTTTCTAATACTGTCTGTAGGATGATCTAAAAGCCACTCTGCCTCCTCCTTACAGCGTTTCTCAATCTCCGCCCTCCTAAGTTCTGCTATTTCATAGCTAGATAAATACTCACGCATCCAGCTCTCCATAGCTTAATCCTCATCTCTGGGTACATAGCTATCCTTGCTAAAACGGTTAAGATCTACCTCTGCTATACGCTTACTAAGAGCTTTCTTTAATCCGCTGTAGATCTTTTCTGCCATTTCCAGCTTAACCCTAAGGCTGTTATAAGCCCTCCTGTAAATAGCCTCTACCAGAGCCTTATCCTCTGTGAGCTGTTCTACTCTAGCCTTTTTCTCTGGTACCGTACCAGATACCTTAAGCATAGCCTCATTTTGAGCATTTTTCTTACTGTTAGAGGCTAGATCTGCTTGCATACCCAGCTCCTCCACTCTTTGCCCTGCATAGTACATCAAAGCTGGGATCTTTACACAGTAATACTCAATCTGGCTATCTGGTATATCCTCTATGGAATTTTCCCCTATACTATCCATAATTATATCTAACTCTGAGATAGCACTATCCAGATCCTTACTGTAATCCTCTATAAGCTGGTTAGAGAGCTTTACTACTGGAGAGCTCTCCTCTTGTACCTCTTTTATGAGTTTACTAAGTATTTCATTTACCGCCACTTTCTACACCTCTCTTTATTCTAAACATTGTAGTAATCTTTTGCCCCTCTCTGGCTCTTTCCTCTGGAGTTTCTCCAACAATACTCCACCATTCCGCTGTCCTAGAAAAATCAAATATAGCAAAGCACTCATTAAAGCTCATACCTAAGGCACTCTGCACCTTTTCACATTCTACCCACTTACCAACTATCAGATCTCTAATAATTTCTGTAGTAGTAACCACAGGAGCACACTCTATAGCCTCCTGCACAAACTGTAGATCCTTTCCAAAGTAAGCCAAATCTACTCCAAAATAAGATAGCACCTCATCCAGCAAAGCCTCTTTACTTATCAAACTGCTCATTATAATACCTCCCTAGCCAACTCCTCAAATCGTAGGAGTACCTTACTCTCTTTTTTGTCTGAACAATTCTTACCCCATTCTCTCTACACCACTCTACAGGTACGCTTTTCCTCTCTGTGGAGGAAATAAAGGCTACCATATCCGCTACTGTGATATAGTATGTTTCCTCCAGATCTCTATAGTTAATTAGAAAACCTGCAAAGATCCCTTTATACTGAGAAGCTTTATACATCCCTTTAATCTGGTTATCTCTGATCTTATCCAGAGGAATACTCTTACCCTTATGAGTTTTGAGCTCCAGTAGGAAAGTATAAGGATATTTATAAAGGCGGTAATCCGCTGGGTTAGATACTCCATAAAAACCAGCGGTATCATCCTTATAGCGTTCTATGTAAAAATCACTAGGAAAAGATCCTTTTATCTCCTCCTCAAAAATCTTACCTATACCTTTACCTGCCATCTCTACGCCTCCTCAAACCTACTAGGCGTAAACTTACAGCCTTTTCTACGATCTACATACATAGACCCCTCTGTATCTACTCTACAGTAATAAGCTCCGAAACCCTCATCACAGCAATTTTTACAGTTACCGCACACTTTCCTAACAGCCTTAAGAGGCTCCTGTGGGCTTGTTTTTACCCCCTGTGAGCCTTTTTTAATCTTAGAAGTAGATTTACCTTGCTTTTTTCTGTTTGTAGCTTTCTGGGCTTTCTGTGTCTTTTCTGGAGGGTTAGGATGTACCCACTTACCAGCATCCACTAAGCCACACTCATTTTTATATTTACAGTAAGTACATTTATCCTCATTTTTCTCTGGGGGGATCCCTGTCTTACAGGCGGTATTAACGGTATTGATCTTAGCCTTAACTCTTTCTTTCATCTCATCGGTAATTTTCCAGAGGTAGAGCTTTTTCTTACAGAAATTACGATCCTCATACAGGAAAAGTACATAATCAATACCTAAGCCCATACCATAGCTTGTAGCTTGCCACTTATGATCCTCTTTCGGCTCATATCGGTTACTAAACTGATAAGTACTCTCTGTTTTAACCTCCAGTATTACCTCTTTACCCATAAAGCGGAGTACTCCATCTGGCTGGAAAAAGATACTAAGCTCATCGTTTTTACACCTTGCCTCTGTGTGATCCTCATTCCATCCCATAAACTCCGTTTTAATGCCTTTTTGATTAGCCTCTTTTACGATCTCCTCAAGATCTAAGCACTCTACGCCCTCCATACGCTCTACAATGTGCTGTATGTCTAAGTGCCTATCTGTACCACTCTGACAAATCTCAATAAGCGGTACATCGCTCTGCTCCCCATTAAGAGATCCACTATGTACTCTCTGGAAAAAGATCATACGCTCACAGCCATACATAGAGCTAGGGCGAATATAATCACTAGGAGCTACCTGCCTCTCCTCTAGCTCTTTCTGCCTTACAGCATCCTCATAAGCCTTAAGAAAATTATCCTCAAAGGATACGCTCCCAGCGTTCTTACCCTGTGCTACCTTTATCAAACTTGCTAAGCCCATACGCTTATACCTCCTGTATTAGTTTTACTATCCTTTATAGCTTACCTATCTTAATCACATTTCCGCCTTATTTTTAGATATAAAAAAGAGGAGCCTCTTATAGCTCCTCCTTATACGGTACACAATACTTTTCTTTATGTATGGCTTTATCGTCTATATATACATCTGCAAACACTTTTCTAGGGTTATTTCCCCAGTACTCTATCATTTCCTGTAGATTATTGTTTACCGCATCAAACTCTAAGCCCTTATCTCTGCACCAGTTTACAGCCTCCTCCAGCCTTTCTCCTACTCTACAAGTCCAGAGGATAATTTTATTACCCTGCTTTCTCCGCTTAATCAAGTGGTTAATAAGGCTCATATTAGGAGCTCCTATCTCTGGAAAAATACTAACACACAGGGTACCATCAAAATCTACCGCATAAATTGTATAAGCTCTCTTTCCTCCTCTTATAGGTACCATCTCCGTATGATCGTATTTTCCGCAATATTGAGCCACCTTTGTAAAAGCATCTGGGCATTTATTTAAGTGCATATCAGTACAATATACACAACCCTTTTTCATACACTAACCCTCCTCAATAATTAGTAATCAATACCTCTACATCTTTACTCTCTTTATCCTTTTTATGATAACTGCAATTTCTGTAGGTATGATCCAGATAATTAACTTTATACTTTTTAACCCATTCCTTTAGAATGATATTCTCTTTCCCTCTGCTCTCCAGCACATTAGAAAGAGCAAACTTAACTCCTGCCTTATTTACCTCATCCAGCTTAGCTAAGAGATCTTTCTCATCCTGCTCTCCCCATCCTCCATTTTCATTGTATGAGGCTACTGTAATAAGATATGGAGGATCACAGTAAACAAAATCATTAGAGCTCAAACGCTCTACCTTGATCTTTCTAAAATCATTGTGGAAAAACTCTATATCTATCTCCTGTAGCCTATTTACAAAGGCTACAAACTTTTCCCTAAGTGCTGGGTTAAAACTGCTCCTACCTTTACCAAAAGGCATATTATAGGCTCCCTTACCATTAAATCTAATTTGATTATTAAAAGAGTAACAGATAAGGGTATAGAGCATAATAGGATCCGATAAACCAAACTCCAGATCAAAGGTATCATTATACCGCTTTCTTAAAGCTAAGTATCCCTCTTTGTTTTCTTTTGTAAGCCCATACTCCTCTATGTAATTATCTATACGCTCTAGGCACTTTTCCGCCCCTATGCTCCTAAATTCCTGTAGCATCTCTGGTACCTGCTCCAGAAAATCATTATATACAATATGCTTAGCGTAAGCATTTACACTTACATTCCCCCCCCCCTGCAAACAAATCGACAAAGGTATCAATATTTGTAGGAAACAGCTCT